GGCGGAGTTGTTGCTCCGAATGGAGATATACATTTTATTCCTTATAGTTCAATAGTAGGCCAGAAAATAAATAGTGCTGGTGTAGTTAGTACTTATGCATTGGCATATACAACTACAGCGGCTTATGCTGGCGGTGTTCTTGCTCCGAATGGAGATATACATTTTATTCCTTATAGTTCAATAGTAGGCCAGAAAATAAATAGTGCTGGTGTAATCAATACTTATGCATTGGTATATACAGCAGGGAATTATTCTGGTGGAGTTCTTGCTCCAAATGGAGATATTCATTTTATTCCTTATCAGGCAGCCGTGGGCCAGAAAATAGACAGTGCTGGTGTAGTCAGTACTTACGCACTGGTGTATACAGCAGGTGCTTATGCCGGTGGAGTTCTTGCTCCAAATGGAGATATTCATTTTATTCCACAAAGTGCAAATAGAGGACAAGAAATATTAAATAATTATTATAAATTATTTTCTCATACATTGTGTATGCATCCAATAATGAACAAATATTAAACAAAATAAATTAAAAAGGAGAAAAATCCAATGTACGACAAGGAAAAAATCTTTAAAGTTTTAAATGGAATAATGGAAGAATCAAAATCAATTAAACCATATGTATGTGTTGCACAACCAAGAAGAAATGCGGACATGATTCCTGCTCAAAATCTTGATGGACATATTGGACTTCACGTTAATTTTAATGGTTTTTCTCATGCTTATGTGTCGATTTCCGGTGAACTTGTTGACGTTGCTAGGAATTATCTTTTTGAACAAGTGATAGAAAGTGAGGCAAAATATTTATTTTTTATAGGAGATGATACTGTTTGTCCCTATGATGGATTTGTTAAACTTCATGAAATTGCAGAAAAAAATAAAGATTCAATGGTAGTAGGAGTTTACTATATAAAATTATCTGTTCCAATGATAATGATAAAAGAAAATAATTATATTATTCCTGCAAATGTTGATCCAGGACAAATATTAGAAGCATGGCAAACTGGCCTCGATTGTGCTCTTATTCCAATTTCATTGCTTAAGAAAATGAAAGAAGAAAATCCCGATATTCCATTTTGTTGTATTGCTGGAGAAAAACAAGGGTATCCGTTTATCGGAGAAGATAATTTTTTTATATATCGATGGAGAAATTCGGGGTATAGGGTTTTAGTGAATACTGATGTTCAGTGTCTTCATCTTGATCTTGAAAGTGGAAAATATACCGCACATCCTAGTATAAAATTAAATAATTATTTTACAAATATAAAAATAAATGGAGTATTAACAATGGAAGATAAGGAGAGAATCGATAAAACATACGTTGAAACAATGCCGAAAGGATCACAAAAATAAAAAAATAAAGGCCCGAAATTTTATTTTCGGGCCTTTATTTTTGAAACTTTATTTCAGTTCGAATTCATATCCAACTGAAATTGTAGTTACGTGTCCCATCCACCAATCGGGAGTTGCCTTCCATTCATTATAAAGCGTATTTCCGTTTATATCAGTATAATAAACAGCAGCAGACGCAGATGGATGTGCGCAGTAATGCTTCCCTCGAACAAAAAATCCATTATACGTGAATTTCTGTTCTATAGTATAAATATTTTCGAACGGTTGCATTTGAAGCGGGGATTGAGCATCTTTGAAATAAGACCATGTTCTTATTCCAGCAGATGATTCACTTTTAATATTGAAGAAAGAAAACCGATATCCGGCATTGAGATCGGTAAAGTACATCCCACCTTCAATGCTAGGTCCGATTTCGATTGAGCAAAATGGCCCCGCATAAGAAACCGAAAAACAAAAAACAAAAACAAAAACAAAAACAAAAAAAATCACAATCGTGTTTTTCATAAATCCTCACTTTTTTATAAGATAATTTGATAGTATTTATTTATCTTGTCATTGTCAACACATTTTTTAAAATAATTGACAAAAAAATAAAATTTCTTTAAATTGAATAAAAGGGAGAAAATATATGAATATTGACCTCGGGTGTGGAAAGAATAAAATTTCAGGATATATTGGAGTAGATTCTATCGATTTTCCAGGTGTTGATGTTAAAGAAGATGCATTAACATATCTCAAAGTACTCTTAAATGAAAGCGTTAATTTCATAAATATGTCTCATTTTCTTGAGCACCTTGATGTTGATTATCGAGTAAATTTATTTAATGAAATATATCGAGTGCTGACTCCCGATGGAGTAGTATTTGTTACTTGTCCCTATTTTGAGTGTGCAAGTGCTTATGGTGATCCAACTCACAAATGGCCTCCAATAAGTTTTTGGACATTTTTTTATTTAAACAAAGAATGGAGAGAAAACAACGCTCCACATACAGGATATATATGCAATTTTAATCCAATGATAAAAACAATAAAAACAGAAGTGGTCATTATTGAAGTAATTTTAAAAAAAATCCCGTAATTTCTTACGGGATTTCTGACGACAAAAGATTTGTTATGTCTTATTTTTCCCACGGATGCTTTTTAGCCGCCGGGGGAGGAGCCGCCGCCGGAGCGGGTGCTTCTGTTGCTGGGGCAGGAGCGCTCGCCACTGGAGCCGGAGCCGCCGCGATTGCACCAGGGTTGACTGGAGAGTGCTTTGTGATCTTATTCTGTTTCCCGTATTCCGGAGAGTCCTTGGCCGTGACTTTGATATACATTGGGATATTTTCCAGTTGTGACGAATCCTTCAGCGTACCATTCACAATCCCGACCGCAAGACAAATCGAATTCAGCGCACGGCGGGAAATCTGTTCTGCTTGGGCGTTTTGATTTTCGAGATTGAGATTTTCGAAAATCTTCCTTCCCTTAAAATTCCCGTCGATGATCTGATACGTAAGCTTCAAGGCGCGTCCCGATCCGGTCTTCGTATCCGCATAATCGCTTGCTTCGATTACAGCAAGATAGTCACCGGCAGGGACCGCCTCAACACTTTGTTCAGGATCGTTCGCGTCCGGAATGTAGTTCAGTTCGGATGACATACGTTACTTTTCTCCTTTTTTGGATTTTGTTGCATGGAAATACTTGTTCAATTCAGCTTCAAAGGCGTTCCAGTCCAGGGAAATTTCCTCCGGGAGATTGAAACGATCTTTGCTGTCGAATCCCTCACGGTCAGGGGCCAAAGTAAGAACACGTTCCGATTCTCCAACGGGAACATTTTCTCTTCGCCCGAATGCCGCATCAACCTGTTTGGTAAGAACTTTTTTGTGAGCGAATCCTATAAGATCGACTGACTTTTTGATGATCTCTTTGGATCGTTTATCAAGCTGCAAGTCGTGTCTTGAATAGGATTCGGTCATGGGGTCTTTTTGAGTATCGATTTTCGTGTGGCCGATCAGAATAACTCCAAGCCTCTTCGTCTCTTGAATCTGTCTGATCATCTCAAAAAATCCGTACCATTTTACACGCGCAAGCTCATACCCGCGCCCGTATTCAATTTTTTTGAGATTGTCCACGTTGTGCTCTTTGCAAACCTCATTCACAAAAAGCTCTTCAGCCGTTGACAAGTCATCAATGACAAGCCATGTGAATTTATGCGCCTGTTCGAAAAGAGCTTTGAATCCAGACTTGATTGTGTCAATTGATTCGACCGGAGCGTCAAACATTCTGGTGCAAATCAACCTGTCGGCCCCTCGAAAATCAAGGTTCATAAGAATATGATTCTCGCGACCGACCTTGTATTCAGAGTCTTTTCCAGCACCGATTGCAAACGCTGTCTTTCCGATGCCAGGGGGACCGTAGATGCAAATGGTTGGCGGTGAATCAACTCTTGAGTGGCCGAGTTTCGACAGGTCCATCTTTCTCCTCCTTCTTTTTGATTTTGTTTCTCTTTTTGAATTCGACGTGTCCAAGCTTAACGATTTCCCGATAACCGTTCTGGAGCTTTTTCTTAGCTTCCATGATATCGTTATCGATTTCCTCTTTAAGCTCTGGTTCGAGTAAGGCGACGAGCCTTCCCGATGTGGATTTTGGCATAAGCGCCTCCGAATTGGTTAGGAATGTAATTTGTAAAATGACAATTGCGCCAATAAACGAATTTGTCAATTATAATATTTTAAAATTGCAAAAAAATAAATATCAAAAGTCCTTGACAAGATTGTATTATAGTGGTAAATGTCTCAAAGAAGAAAAGGGGGATTATTCATGCCGAAAGATATTACGATCAAATTATCTGATGGCCGAACCGTTTCAAGAAAAGATTACATACGCGCCAAAACAAAAGACTTAATTGAATTCGGATATTCCGATTTAACCGAAAAAGAAGTAGAGCATCAATTGACGAAGATAGAAGGAAAGGAAACTTTTCTTAATTCGTTGTCAGTGATTGGATTGTTTATCCAGGATGATATCTGCAAAGAATGATCTTAAAAAATAATTTAAAGGGGAAAAGTAATGGAAGAAAAGATTTTAGCTCTTGTTGAAAAATTAATAAGCACCGGGGGAAGCGTTGCGATATGGTCAGTGGTGATCATCTATTTGACCGATATTATTAAATCCTGTTTTCCGTGGATAGTTGCCCTTTTCGGAATGAAGTGGCTATTTGCAGCAATTAAAGAATCCATAATGCACGGAAAAATAGATGGCAAAAATTAAATCAAAAAAAGGAATTGGCAAGATAGCCAAAAAAATAATCAAATATATTTTTATTCTTCCAATGTATTTGATTTTCAATACCATTTTTTTTAAAAAATTTAATTTTGAAGAATGGTACAAGGATTTTATTCGTTTTCTTTTTTTCGATATTACGCTTGCGGTGATCTTTATTGTTTGTGTTATAAGTCTTCTTGTCATTTTTATTAAATATTTCACACTACCATCTATTGATATAAGAATTTTAATTATTGCAATAGTGGTATTGCTGAATAGTTTTTTATTTTATAAGGCATTAAGCTCTTAAGACAAAAGAGAGGTTATGTAATAATGACAATACCTGAAGCCATAAAAGCGGGAAGAAGACATTGTGGTTGCGAAAATTTATCTTTTGTTTGGTATAAGCATATTATTCAATCGAAGCGCCCTAGATTTAACAATATCTTTAAATGTGTAATCGCGGAATCACTAAAACCAGGGGCTGGATATATTCCATATAACATTACAAGATGGAGAGTTGATTGTTCTCAGTGTGGAAAACTTTATTTTGCAAATACATTCAAAAAAGAAATGATAGAAAATTTAAAATTTATTGGAATTCCATATTCACGGAAAGAGAATTAAATAATGAACTTCGATAACCGGAACAAATCAATAGTGATCACGAGGGATTCAAAACCTAATCCGGTTGGAAGATATGAATGTACCGAATGTGGGGTTTGGAATATCGTCGCTTATAATTCTGTAAAAGAATCAAATTATGATTATTGCCCTCATTGTGGGTGCAGAATAATTACGGAATGACAAAAGATCACTTATGTAATTTTGAAAAGAGGATGAAATAACAATGAGAAAGAAATTTTACATCAAAGAAAGACATAATCCACAACTAGGAATTGCTTACTATTGCATGGGGCAAATGACAAAAAAAGATGCGAAAAAACATGAAGAGTCTTTATATGGATATAATATTTTATTGCCATACGAAACAGAGGAAGAATATAAAACAGCAACAGAAAAATTGAAGTCAGAGGGAAAGCGTGTTTTTTAAATAAATAAAAAGAAGGAAGGAAAAAATGAAAATCACACTTGAGTATGAATCAGATACAATTATTCCGGATGAATTCACCAATTTTTTGAAATTGCGAAAAAAAGAATAAAAGAAGATCGATATGAAATGGATAAAGTCTATTTGCATATTGACAGAATTTACAATGATATAATAATGTGGGCAGCAAGGAATAGAAAGGAGAATTAAAACAATGGCACTTGACACTCCGGGAACGGTTTATCTCATTCATTTTCACAAGCCTTATCTTCATTGCAATCATTATATCGGATGGACCGGACTCGGGATAGATGAAAGAATGAAGCGCCATGGGGGGTCCGGAGGAGCCTCGTTACTAAGAGCTTGCAAAAGAAAAGGAATAAAATATACTGTCGTGCGGACATGGGCAGGGGGAACGCCCGCTCTCGAAATAGCTTTAAAGAAACGAAAGAACGCAAAACAGTATTGCCCTGTTTGCAATCCTGAAAAATATATGAATAATGGAGCGAAATAAAATGAAGTATATTTATTGTTATGAAAAATATGGAGAAGAACTAAAAAGGTATAGAGTTGAAAAAGAAACCAAATCAACGATATGGATAAAAATGAATCCAACAAGAACAACAAAAATATCAAAAAAAACATACCATATCGGCTCTGGATGGGGTTATACTTATTTCATGGAAGAGACTTCTGAACTAAAAACAAAATATCGTAAGCAAAAATTATATCAAACATACAAAAATAAGATTTCTGAATTAATGAATTGCAGAGATGAGTTAATAATGAAAAAAATTTTAGAAATAGAAATACCAAAAAACAATAAGGAGAGAAATAATGCAACTTCAAAAAGTTAAAATCGGAAAGATTCTACTGATTGACGTAATCGCAAATCCAGACAAGTTTCCGGACGAAGTTATCGCGGCATCTCTGGACAAGGTAAAATCGATCAACTCTCAACTGTATGAAGCAAAAAAAATACTTGAGGGTCATTTAATCAATAACATGGAAGAGGATTCGGCAACAAAACTTATTTTCAAAAATGTAAAAGGGGAAGAAATGATCGCAACCCTGAAATCTGGACCGATGAAATCAATTGACGGGCCAGATATTTATTATAAAGAAAAAGGGTTTAATCCTCTTGAAATAGGGGAGTATGTTTTCAAGCCATCATGGACAAAGGCAAAAGAAGCACGAAAATTCGGAGCAGCCAAGCAGGATGCAATTGATGTTATTTTCCACCAGGGTGAACCCAGCATAGAACTAAAGAAAAAATAAGATCGGAGAAATAAAATGAATAAAAAAGAAATAAAGAAAACGTATCAAGAGCTTTATAAAGAAGTTGAAAAAAAAATAAGCATCTTGAGGGATCAAAGACGTAAAATTCTTGATGAATATGCAGGTTTAGCATGCCCGTTCAAAATAGGAGAAAAAGTATCTATTTGCGGATATTCTCATTCAAAAAAAACGGGAGTCGTTGAAGAAATCATAGGAATAGACTCATACAGTGATGATCTTGAATGGAAAGTAATCGGAACGGTATTGAAGAAAAATGGGGAAAAGTCATTATTAAAATTTGATTTCACCGAGTCCAATTACGAAAACTCGAAAAAAAAGGAAAAATAAATGGCCCCGATCCCTGATCAAAATATAGAAAAAACATTAAGCGCAATAGACGTTGCGCTTGAAAATAGGAAGGCTCTTGAAGCTCCTCGAAACTACCTTGGAATGAGTGAAATCGGAGAGCCATGCTGGAGGAAGCTTTTTTATTCTTTCCGGAATGCTGGACGCAAAAGATATTCGTCGTCAGGGGTGAAAACGACTGAAGATGGATACATGCAGGAAGATTTAATGGCCTTCAGGTTAAGAATGCTTCCATATATCGAATTGCACACCACCGCGTCAGGGGCCATAAAAAACGAAATAGGATCACGCATAATACGAAAAGAAGAGGATTATGATCAAATAGGATTCTCTCTTTTACTTGGGCATTTTTGTGGACATTGTGACGGTGTTATCCGGGGGATTCTTGAAGCTCCGGGAACATGGCATGTATGGGAACACAAAAGCGTCAATATCGAAAAATCAGAAAAGCTAAAAAAGCTCAAAAGAGAAAAGGGAGAAAAAAAGGCTCTTGAGGCTTGGGATATAATTTATTTTCTTCAAGCTCAAATATATATGCATGAATTGAAAATGACTCGCCACTATTTGACCGTGACGACTCCAGGTGGAAGAAGCTGTATAAGTGTGAGGACCGAATACAACCGATCCATTGCAGAAGATTTGATAACGAAAGCAAAAGTTATTATTTTCGACAACTGGAGCATTCCGGACAGGATGAAAGATGATCCTGAATATTATCTTTGCAGATGGTGCGAATTTAATAACATTTGTCATTCCGGGGAATTCCCTCTTGTTCATTGCAAAACGTGCAGATATTCAGAGCCAGTGCTTGATGGGAAAAGAAAATGCATTCTCAAAGATATAATTGTACCGAATGCAGAATTATACAAAGAATGCGGGGATCACGTTTTCAATCCGGCATTAATCAATGCCACTCTTATTGAGCACCAGCAAGACGGTTGCCTGTATTACGTTAAAGAAAAAGACTGCTATTTCGCAAATACCAGTCTCACCGGATTTCCGGATACAGGGAAAAGAGTTGATGTAATTCACACGAGTTACGATTTAAAATATAAAATAAAATCAATTCAAAATATAAGCAAAGAAGTGTCCACGGTCCAAAAAACATTCAATGGAACAGTTGACGAATTTTCAAAAGAAACAAATCCAGCTTTTGAAAACGGAAAACTGGTAAGCGGTTTAGAGGATTTATAAAAATGGCAGATTGTAAAAAATGTGGAAAATGCTGCGAAGTCATTGTTCTTAAATTCGACAAAGAGCATATTGATGAGTGTGCAAAATCTTATAAATTTTATATATCAAAAGACTCTAATAAGTTTAATGAAAACGGAAATAATTTTTATTTCGCGAGTAGGAATTTTGTTTCAATATCAGAGGAATGCGCTTATAAAATAAATCCGTTTCTTAAAAAATGGAGTAGAGGTAAAAATTATTATTATCAATGCAAAAGATGGGATAATGTTTCAAAGATGTGCTCGATATATTCATTAAGGCCAGAAGTATGCTCTGGTTTTCCTTGGTATGGCGGAACACCCACAAAAAGAATTCAACCATTGTATTCACCAGAATGCTCTTTCCAAGCAGACATGAATAAGTGGCCTACGAACAAAGTAATAGGATTATTGAACTTTTTATAATTTAACGAAAGAGGACTAAATGGAACAAGAAAAGGCAATCGAATACGCCATCAGGGGGCATAATATTTTTCTCACCGGCAAAGCGGGGACCGGGAAGACGTACACGCTAAAAAAAATAATAAAAGAGTTACGGGAGCTTGGGAAAGTGGTCGCCGTAACAGCGAGCACAGGGATCGCTGGGGTCCACCTTGGGGGATCAACAATTCATTCATGGGCGGGAATAGGAATAAAAACAAAATTAAGCCAGGATGACTTATTTAAAATAGCAAATAATCGATTTTCAAGAGAAAGAATATTTCGAGCGGACACGCTTGTTATAGATGAAATATCCATGCTCCATGATTTTAGATTCGACATGGTTGAAGAAGTCTGTCGATTTGTAAAAAGGATGGATATGATTTTTGGGGGGATGCAAGTCATTGTCAGCGGGGATTTTTTTCAACTTCCTCCAGTAAACAGAGATAAGCTAAAAAATTACTGTTTCAATTCTGGTGCGTGGAAAAACATAAATATGAAAACTTGTTATCTCCAAAAAATATACCGGCAACAGGGGGACGAGGAATTTATAGGAATTCTAAATAATATAAGAAAGAATTCAGTCACCGAAAGTCAGAGAAGAAGGCTTGATGGATTATCAGAAAATAAAAAATATTACGATATGGGAGTTAATCTTTATTGCAAAAACGTAAGTGTTGATATAGAGAATGCCGTTCAATTAAGCAGGATAAAATCTGAATCGTTCATCTCCCGAATGACGGCCGAAGGACTGGAGTTTAAGGTAATTGAATTAAAAAAGAATTGCCTTGCACCCGAGACTCTTATAATAAAAGAGGGCGCAAAGGTCATGATTCTTGTGAACGATATTCCAAAAATGAGATATTGCAATGGGACATTAGGGGAAGTGGTTGGATTCTCAATCGATGAAGAAGTCATTGTAATAAAATCATACAAAACGGGAGAATATCTTGAAATAGGGAAATTCACTTGGGAGATCGAGGAATACAGCCCGAAAGAACACCGTGACGTGGTGGTTGCAGCCGTTACTCAATTTCCCATAAAGCTTGCATGGGCATTGACTGTTCACAAGAGCCAGGGGGCTACTTTCGATTACGTTAATCTTGATTTAAGAGACGCCTTCGAAGAAAATATGGGATACGTGGCGCTCTCCAGAGTTACAAGCCTTGACGGATTATATCTTTCCGGATATAAAGACGAGGCTCTTTTCGTTGACGATTACGTAATTGAGCATGACAAAGTTTTTCGAGAAGAATCAATTATGAACGAAGAGGATATAGAGTTTTAACAATGATAGATTATAAAAACAAAAAAAGAAATTGTACGGAATGTAAATTCATATTCCCGTTTGATGAATTTGGATGGGACTATAGAAGAAACATTCCCCGTTCGAAATGCAGAAAATGCACTTCTGAAAAATATTACAATTCTGCTTCTTACAGAAAAAAATACAGGGAACGAAAAAATAAATGAAACTAACTCCTCGTTATTATCAAAAATTAGCGTTTAATGATTTTTGCAATTACATACCGGAGAATCCGGGAAGACACCCCTTGGTGGTGCTCCCGACTGGTTGTATTTCATGGGATAGTATTATAAACGAAAATAGATGTAAAATTGGTAGAAAAAAAAGAATCGATAAAATGTATAAAGCGTTTAACAGTTTACACAAAAATAATAAATATAATTACGATAAAAAATTTAAAACTTTTGTCAGATCATATTTTAACGAGAAAATATCCTTAAATGAAATAGAATCGATTTCTTACAGTGGAATAAAAGATTTATTAAAATTAAGATTGGAAAACGGATTAGAATTGAAGGCCACTCCGGATCATAAAATAATGACAGATTCCGGATGGAAAAGAATGGACGAATTAATCAATTCCAATAAAATAATGTGTGACATATTGAGACCAAAAAAGAAAAAAAATAAAATATATAAAAAAAAACAACGATTTAATGGTATGTAATCTTTGGTATCATCCATATGCAAAAAAAGTAAGAACCATAAAAGATAAAAAAGGATACACGCTACGAGTAGAAATTCATAGGGCAATCTATGAATGCCATATAAATAATATTTCTCTTGATGAATACAAAAGAATATTAAGATCGGGAGATCGAAAAATAAAAAAATTAAAATTTATTGATCCATCTATTTTTGATATTCATCATAAGGACAATAACCATAAAAACAATGATCCTTTAAATTTAATAAAATTAAAAAAGAAAGATCATCAATTATTGCATAGCGAAAAAAATAAACATAATTTCAATCAAGGAATTCCAATTTTTTCAAAAGTAAAATCAGTAGAATATTTTGGCAAAGATCATACTTATGATATATCATGTTTCGAAAATCATAATTTCGTAGCTAATGGAATTGTTGTTCATAATAGTGGAAAATCATTAATTCAAGCAATGATAGTTGAATGGATGCTTTCATTTGTTGATACAAGAATTTTATTGCTTACGCACCAGCAAGAGCTTATCAAACAGAATTATATCGAAGTAGTTGACAACCTAAGTGATCAATTGCTGGACATAGGTATTTATAGTGCCGGATTGAAATTGAGGCATACGAAAAACAGAATAATGCTCGCTGGGATACAAAGTGTTCACAAGAGAGCGTATGAACTAGGGTGGTTCGACATAATTCTTGTGGACGAGGCGCACAGGATACCAGGTGAAAAGTTTGGAACGTACAGGTTTTTTTTGGATGAAATGATAAAGATAAATCCTAAAATAGTTATCGGTGGACTCTCCGCAACCCCATACAGGATGAAGTCTGGTCTTCTTTGCGAGGGGAAAGATAAAATATTTGACGACATTTGCCACAATACTTCAATCCCGGAATTGATAAATCCGAATCATTTTAAAAATGCAGACAGGACGCAATATCTTTGCGAAATAATTTCAAAAAACGCAGTCAACAAAGCAGATATGTCAAGGGTGCATATTCGCGCCGGGGACTACGCTCAAAATGAAATGGAGAAAGCATTCCTTGAGGGAGACCTTGTGTGCCGGGCAGTAAATGAAATAAATAGTTATACACAAGACAGGAAAAAAATATTAGTTTTTACAACTGGAATAAATCATTGCGAAGAAGTTTGCGAAAAAATAAATTTAATAACAAATCGCGAAGCACGATTTATTCATTCAAAACAAAATAAAGAAATAAATAAAGATAATATAAAAGATTTTCGGGAAGGGAAATATCCTTTTTTGGTCAATATTGATATTCTGACAACTGGATTTAATCAAAAAGATATCGATTGTATTGGAATGCTCCGCGCTACAAAAAGTCCGGGGCTATATTACCAGATCGCCGGGCGAGGATTACGCATGGCCGAAGGTAAATTGAATTGCTTGTTTCTCGATTTCGGGGGAAATATTTTACTTCATGGCCCGATAGATAGAATAGAAATAAGGAAAAGAAAAGATGGGAAAAATGAATTAAAACTTGCTCCGCAAAAGACATGCCCACAATGTAATTCTGTCGTACATGCAGCGGTTCTAATCTGCCCCGAATGTGGGCATGTTTTCGAGCGAGAAGACGAAAAGCACGACGACAAGGCAAGTGATGCTGATATACTTTCGAAATGGAAAAAGCCAGAAGAAATTGAAGTAGATTGGGTGCGATATACCAGGCACCAGAAGCCGGGAAAACCGGATTCGTTGCGAGTTGATTATTATATCGGACGATTTGATGCTTATAGCAAATGGATATGCTTGAACCACCAGGGGCTTGCCAGGGAAAAAGCGCTAAAATGGATCAAAGATGTTACTGATAAAAAAATAAATAATGTTGACGAGGCGCTTAAAGAATGCAATACTTTCAGGAGTCCTAAAAAAATAATAGTGAACAAGAATGGTAAATTTCCAGAAATAATAGGATATATTTTCGAGGAAAACAAAAACAGTAATAGTGTTGAAAAATCAACAAACGAAAAACTGATGGACCTTATGGGGTAAAAATGATAAACGACATTGTAAATCAAATATCAATCGGAATTGCAAAAAATGGTATTGGTCCATATTTGCTTCTGTCGGTATTGTATCTTTTTTTAATTTATCTCGTAGTTTCATTTGTTGTTTTTTCTTATATCGAGCGCGGAGAAGATTGATATAATGAAAAATGACAAAGCGCTTGTAGTAAGAAAAAATAATCAAATATCTGATATAAAGCGGGCCGCGTGGAACTCCCTTTCAGAAGAAAGCCAGAATGCATATCAATCTGATTTTAATTTATTCTTTTCCTTTATAAAGAAAAATCCAAACAGCGTTACCGCAAATGATATTCTTTCATACATAAATCACCTTGAAAAAAAGGGGTACAAGAACAACAGCATAAACAGGAAAATATCATCGATATCAAAAATGTATAAGATTCTCGTTATCGCTGGAGAGGCAAAAACAAATCCGGTAGATACCTTGAGACAATTTAAAAATGTATCCAGGAAAACAAATAAAGAAATCAGAGTAACAATAAAAATAGAAGATATCAAAAAAGCCATAAAAAAAGTATCCACGTTACACGATAAAAAAACAGTCTTGATAATTAGGACTCTCGCAATGACTGGACTTCGAATCAGCGAATTTACCGGAATAAAAAACTGCGATATATCAAGCCATAATTCGGGAAATAAAATAATACGAATAGTTGGAAAAGGCAAAAAGGAAAGATTCATATTTCTTCCAAATAAATTTATAAAAGAAATAAAAAAACTATATCCTGATACTAAAGAAACTGACCATCTTTTTTACAGCAACAAAAAAGAGAGATATGATCGGCGTGTCCTATGGGCATTGATAAAATCTTTTTTTTACAACAGGATCGGAAAGGACGTACATCCCCACTTGCTCCGCCATTTTTTCGCCACTTATAAAATCAATGTGGAAAAGCAGGACATAAAAGCAGTATCCAAATTTCTAGGGCATAGTGACGTGTCCATTACTCTTCAATCGTATGTGGATACGGCGCTGGATGTTGATGCGGCGAGGATAAAGATATGAAAATAGCTCTCCTAGATGTGGACGGACATAATTTTCCAAATCTCGCTCTCATGAAAATATCATCATACCACAAGAATCACGGGGATTCCGTTGAGTTTGCGAAAGAAAAAAAATATTATGATATAATTTATAAATCAAAAGTTTTTACATTCACTCCTGATTCAGAATTAAAATACAATGCCAAAAAAGAAATCAAGGGAGGATCAGGATATAATTTATCAATCAATCTTCCCAAGAAAATAGATCACATGACCCCCGATTATTCAATTTATAAATGTGAACATGCCTATGGGTTTTTAACCAGGGGGTGCCCGAACAAATGTTCATGGTGCATAGTTCCAATGAAAGAAGGAAATATAAAAGCATATATGGATATTGACGATTTTATTTCAAATAAAAAATCAGCAATTTTAATGGACAATAATGTACTCTCTTCCGATCACGGAATAAAACAAATAGAAAAAATAATTTCCAGAAAGATAAAAATTGACTTCAACCAGGGGCTTGATGCAAGATTAATTGATGATTCCATGGCAAAATTACTTGCAAAAGTTAAATGGTTGCATACAATACGCCTTGCCTGTGATAATCAATCCTCTATGAAATACATAGTCGAGGCAGTAAAACATTTACGTTGGAGAAACGCAAGACCACAAAGATATTTTGTGTACTGTTTGGTAAATGACACAAAAGAAGCGATGGAAAGGGTTAAGTTCTTAAAAGGTATTTACTGTGAGCCATTTTGCCAACCATATAGAGATTTTGAAAATAAAATAGAACCAACAAAATCTTCAAAGAGATTTTCAAGGTGGGTAAACCAAACCAGGGTTTTTAATTCTGTTTATTGGGAAGATTATAAATACAAGTAAAGACAAAAGAGAGATTATGTGATAAAGGAGAAAATTAAATGAATGAAATACTTGGTAGGTGTTCAAAAATTCCAAAAAATATCAAGATAAAAGATTTAAAAATTCCTATAAGCAATAAATGGATAAGTGTTAAAGAGCAAATGCCAGAATGCTCTAAATATGTATTAGTTGTAGACATGTATGAAAATATTGGGGTAGCATATTCTTATCGTTATCCGGGTAAAGGATCAATTGATTGGTTTCCAGCACTTGTCTTTGGTGAATACGAGTGGGCAATAAACCCTTCTAAAATTACGCATTGGATGCCACTTCCTAACGCACCAAAATATTAAGGAGAGAATACAATGAGATCGCCAAGTGGAATTGAAATCAAGCCAGGACAGATTTGGAAAGAAAACGACAATCGGTATAAACGAGAAATAGAAATAATCGACAAGAACGAAGAAACCGGGAAAGTGACGATAAAATCAATTTCTCCTCTTCCAGAAAGGTGTACTATTGCCAGCTTGAAAAGATTCAACGGAAAACATGGTGGATATTCTTTCACCGGAAAATATAATTATTAAAGGAGAAAAATCATGGAATGCCCGTTCAAAGCAAATACCCCGTTAAACGACAATTCTTGTACCGAAGAAAAATGTGCGGTGTGGTTGCGCATATCTGATGATGAAGATACAGGAGGTTGTTCCTTTACCCGAATAGCTTTTGAGCTTGCAATAAAAAGAATTGTAACGCATATATTGTGACAAAAGACGCCTTATGTAATAAATAGGGGAAAATCAATGGCAACAATTTATGAAGCAAGCTTTATTATTGTTTCAGATTTTTGTTCTTACAATGAGGAACAATTGAAAGCAATTACTGAAGAAATATTCAAAAATTATAGAAATAAAGAGAATGGCCTCGGATTGGCAATTCATGATCTTGAAATAAAAAAATTTGTATAAAAAGATGTACGGAAAAAACGCTGAATACAGTGGGAGAACCGGAAAATCCTGGTTTGGGAAACGCCCTCTCGCGTGGTATGAAATTTCACCAAATTCAAGAGTGAACAAGTGGTGGAAAAGGTTGCTTCATAAAATAGAACGAAGACAGGGGAAAAAACAAATTGAAGAAGAAAGAGAAATTTAATTACTAGGATTTAACATTATGAAAGATGTTGAAGAAATAATCGCAGTCTCAATTTTAATCGCCATGACATTGTTACTGGTGAAGTGGTGCCAGCATCCGGAATACGGGTTACGGGGTGCGATTAAGGGTACCTGTTCGGGGGAAATGGAGCAATGAAAAAATTACAACCAGAAATTAAGAGATTCGAAAACTATGAATTCTTTCGGTCAGTGACAGATGCAATAAAAATAGTTCGAAAAGGATTTATCGCAACGGCAGCGGGTAGCGAGGGAGCAATTAATTTCTACAGGGACTATATTGGGCTTTATAAGTGCGAATACATGCAACAACGAGTGACGTTAGACGAAAAAACATTTAAAAAGCAAAAAGATGCAGTTACGTGGCTCAAAAAAACTATTCCTAAAATTAAAATTGAGAAGTGACAAAAGGGAAGTTATGTAATAAAAATAAGAAAATAACAAAAAAGGAAATTTTATGTATAATTTAAAATGTGAAGCATGTGGAGAAATTTTTATAGCCAAAAATGGGAGGTCTTTAATTTGTACTCATTGTGGACATTTCACAAGGAATGCAGATTCGCAAGGGAGGATGGAAATTAAAGAAGAAGCGATCGATCACGAACTTAGAGAAAATTTAACACGCATTACCATGGGAAGTTCAGAAATGTTGCAATCTCTTAGAACGACCATAGATGCAAGGGCGGCAGCCGCAAGAATAGCATTAAGAAATGAAGACCCGGAAAACAGACGGGCATTATTAGTTGTGGAATATTATAATGAACAAATAAAAAAAGCTTTAATTTTATTTTGACAAAGGAGATTGTATAATGAAGATCGAACGCGCATTTATAAATTGGTCGATTGGTGTGCCTTCAAGCAACGCAACAATAGATGTTCCCGGATTGGGTTCGGTCGAAATAAAAAATTTCCTGTCCGATGAAACGAGAAAAATAATTGAAAACGAAGCGATTCTTTCACTTCGTCAACGTATGGGATTTGTTGAAAATTTTCAAGAAAAATAATTAAAGTAATTATGTCTCTCTCCGATACTATAATTAAATAATAAAAGGAGAAACAAAATGAAAAAATGCACGATTTGCGAAGAGGTAATCAGCGAAAAGAATAACGGGTTTTCCGATTTGCTGGACAATTCCGAAAGAAAGAGACTCCTGAGCTTGAATAAAAAACAGACAATTTGCACAGAATGTAAATATACGGTTATGGCGCTCGCCATAATATCGCCCTTTTAAGGGGCGATATTTTTTTTAAAAAAATAAAGAAATGTGTTGACAAAGACAAGACAATTTATTATTGTCTATTTATCAGAAGGAAAGGGGAATTAAATTGAATACCGAACAGAATTTCAAAAAAGGAAATGTGATTTACCGGGCAAGTGCTTGGAACCATCGTATTGGAGTACAAAGATACCCACTTCGCGATTGCAAAGAAATAGCATCCGATATTTATAATATTGAAAAACTCGTGGTTGCTTCATGTGGGCCGCGTCAAATGTATGCAATGCTCTACAATGATGGATCGAACAAGCGTGAAGCGTTTTATCGCTGCGCCTGGGACACCATGCCCGAATGGAAAGGAAAATTCCCTTACATGTTCCATACAGAAGAAGAAGCACAAGCGCAAATCGAAGAATGGCGCTCCAGTGATACTCATGTAACTCCGGAATACAGAATAGAATACCACCAAGGCGTTACTCAGAAAACTTGGAAATAGGGGAGAAGATATGAAAAAATCAGAAAAAACTTAATGTGTCTTTTCGCAAGCTATTTAATAAAGGTCTATGAGGAAAACGGGAATACAATCCAGAATTATTCACAGAGTATTATGCTCCCGGACCTAACCGAAACAGAATACAAGACACTCAAAAAACTTTCAGAATGGGATGTATGAACCCCAAGGTTAAATATAAGCGCCGAATCCCTGATCTTGCCGGGCGCTGCGATGATTGCGGAAAGCCAATAAAAAAGGGAAAAGGGGTGTTTATCGGGTTTAAGTATTTCGGCATTGATGAAGTGCTTGAAGGAATGTACGGATCAGATTGTGCAAAAAAATATAAGGTTGAAAAAGGGGAATGAAAATGAGAATAGGAATTTTTGAAATAATAGTAATTGTTCATTATAAGAAAAAAACTCCAATTGAAGCCTATGTCGTGAATTGTTTAAAAAAAATAAAAAAAGATGAAACACTCTCTTCGAAATGGAAGCTTCTTGCGGTAAAAGAAGTAAAGGAAAAATTCGAAATGGGAGTCCAGGAATCAAAATATTTAGTAGAAAAAACAAATCACGATTACAAGATATTCGAAGATAAATATTTCGAAAATCTAATTTCTGGAGGCAGGGAATGAAGCTGATTAAAAACCCAAATCCAGGAAACAAGTGGTTTTTTTGTGCTGATTGCCACAAGACATTTCGAAAAGATGAATGGTACTTGATGAATGATCATCGCGAATACACCGGGCATGAGATTCAGGAAATTGGTCCGGCTCCACATATAACAGTCGAAGGTAAAAAATGAAGACTTTTGGTTTTGGCGAGGAAAGGGGAGATTGCCACATTGTCAATGCTCAAAATATTGATGTGGCAATTAAAATTTTTAAAATAGAAGTGCTTTATCCTGAACAATATGTATCAAAAAAATTCGTAAAAAAATACAAATATAATCATAATCTCAAAATAAATGAATACGAATTTAAAAATAATCCACAAATAAAAATTTATGCTGTAGACGAAGATCATAATTATAAATTTATAAAAAATATTTCGTTATATGATTGCATCAATGTAGAATATTCTTCTGGAAAAATAAATTCAAATCTGCTCACATACGAAAAGAATAGCAATGAAGAAGAAGATGAAAAACAAGAAGTGTTTGATGTTGCAATTATAAATGAAGACATAGAACAAAAAGATATTACTCAGTATAACAAAGTTGAACTTCGAAAAATAAATTCTGCTCTTGTTAAAAAAATGGCGGAATTGGAGGCAGCCAGGTATGAATTAAAAGAGATGCAGCAAAAACTTCAAGTGGAACTTAAACAAAAAACAAAGATGCTTTATATCATTGAAACGTACCTTGGCATCAATGAAGAAGTATATAGGTTGCAAGAAGGAAAACCAGCACCGGAAAAAGAGCCCCTTACTATATTCCAATTGAAACTTTATATGGACGAAGAGATAGGACTGTGGGACGACCAGGGATTAGATTATACGGAAATAGAACAATTTGACAAATGGTTATTAAAAGACAAAAAATATAAAACTTTTTTGCATAAAGAACAATCCATATGCGCTTTTCAAGTACGCAGGAATGAAAAGGATTATGGTGATCCTTTCGAAAATATGCAAAATTATTACAACAAAATGACTTATTTTTTAATACGAAATGGAGAAAATCTTTATCGTATATGGAGCGATGTTAATATACCGGAGAAAATGTTTCCAACACTTTCCGAATATGATAATATAATGAATGATGATTGGAACAAAAATTCTACAGAAAGAGCAAAAAAAGAAATTCAAAAAAAGCATGAACATTACATGTATGGGATGATAGCTGTACAGGGAATGATCGAAAGAACCGATGTATTTAATTCATACTTGAAAACGGTTAATCTTTTGAAAATTAATGGATTTACTGAAGAGCAAGTACATTTAATTCGTGATGGAGAATCAAATACTTTTATTACTGATGGACAATTAACTTGGTATGAATTTTTGAAAAAAAACCAAAAATCTATTTCTCTTGGAACAAGGGTCGTTGTCCTTGAACGTCAATATTCATCGAAAAAAGATAACCAAGACTGGAGAACTGCTCCATTTTATTTTGATAGTCCGAAATTAGATACATTGTATCAGGTAGAAAAAACAAAAGAAACTCACCCTGAAGAGGTTGGAGGATATTGGGGAGCACGTATAATGATTTATTTCAAACCAAATAATAGATATTATTTTGATGATGAAGAAAAAAAGCATAGAAGAATTCCATTCAGAATGGATGAAAGTGAAGTAATAAATTATGATGCGATTACTCTTGAAGAATGTGAATACTATGAAAAAAACAGACTTGAAAGAAAAAATTACATAAGAATTCTCCCAGTGATCCATTGGATAAAAAAACTTAAAGAAGAAGAAAGAAGAGTTGAAGACGAATTTATTAAATTTATAAATGGAAAAATTGGAAATAAATTTTCTGAAAAAAAAATAAGAAATGCTGTTCAATGGTGGAAATTAAAAAATAAATGGAAAAGAGACGTTTTAGACGATGGGAGCAAGGCGGTGAGAATGGTCATTAGAAAGTTAAACAACCAGGATATAAAGAAATGACCTTAGAAAATAAGCAAAATAAACCGAAAAAAGGCGCTTGACAAGACAATATAAAAATACGATCCTATGCCAATACTGGAGGCAATTATGAAAATTTTTATTTTCAGCCTTTTGTTTTTCTTTCTCGGCTGGTCCCTGCACAAATTGCATATCTTGATACGCCAGCCAAAGCACCACGATGTAAAATCTATTTTATTCAAGGTGGAATAATGAAAAAAATATTATGGATGGACACGGAGACGACCGGGCTTGATCCTACGTTGCACTCGATTATTGAAATTGCAGGGATCATAGATATAGATGGAACGCCAAAGCAATATTTCGATTTATTCGTATCTCCTCACCCCGATTTTGAAATTGATGAAAAGGCATGCGCGATACATGGAAACACAATCGATGAAATGCACGAATTCCCAAAAATACCAATTGTCCATAAACAATTGCTTGCGATATTCGGGGAGTTTGTGGATAAATTCAACAAGCTCGATAAATTCATAATCGCCGGGCAAAATATCAAGTTTGATCTTGACATGCTTTCTCATTTCTTCATGCGCCAGGGCGATTCTTACCTTGGAAGCTGGATAGATTTCAAAAAGCGCATTGAGCTATACGACATAACGAAGGCGCTGCAATCTCTAGGATTCATTGAGTCTGATTCTCTTAGCTTGGGGCCAATCTGTAAAGAATTTGGGGTCAAGCTAAAAGCGCATAATGCTGCATCAGACATTGCGGCAACGCGAGAAGTTTATTACAAAATAATAAATAATTTGAAATGGGAGAAGCAATAAGATGGATAGCAGGGGACGGGAAGCAATAAAAAGATATCGCAACAGCACAGACAAAGACGGCTACGATACAGTATCATTGACGTTAAGCTATTATCTAATATCTTTTTTGGAAGAAAAAATAAAAGAAGAATCAGACAGAAACATGAGCCGATTTGTAGAAGAGCATGTTTCGAAATTCATGCCAAAATTCAAAGAACCGATACCGAAAAGAAGGCCATACGGAACGAAACCAGACAAAAAAACTTTTACATTCACAAAAGCTTTTGTTTCATCCGTAAAAAAACGTGGCGGAGGAATGAGCTTTTTTATCGAAACCATCTTGGCAAAAGAATTTTCGCTCTCACTGGAGAAAAAAGAAACAATCAACAATCCAGATGAAGGCGAGACTCTTCCTGTAAAAAACAAAAAATAATTTTCTATTACATTCTTGCCTCATTGTTTCAAAATAAAGGATTGGTGTAATGGAAAATTACATAGAAAAATATATTTCTCAAAAAATAAAAATCTTTGCATGTAATGCCGACAAGACACCGGCAATAAGCGCGGGATTTTACGGCGCAACCACTGACCCCGCAACGCTCAAGGTTCAATTCAAACACCCCGAAACCATGCTCATAGGCATGCCAACCGGAAACATGAACGGTCTGGTGGTCATCGATATTGACGTGAACAAGGAAGGGGATATCCGCACGGTCGATGAATTGCTGGAGGCGCTACAAGAATTCGGGGAAATTCCAGATACCTTTCAAACACAGACCCCAAGCGGAGGGCGGCACCTTTGGTTCACGGTCCCTTACACAAAGCTTTCATCCTCCAGGAGATTTTTCGCAAAAGATTTGCCGATTGATATTCGGGCAAATGGTGGTTATGCATGTGTTCCCGATGGGAAAAAATACATAGTTTATGATGACTACGAGGGGATTGATATTGATAATATCAAAATCCGTTGTAAGGAATTGCCTGAATGGATTACGAATTATAAAAAATCAGCATTATCTACTCAGCAAGAAACCGGAGAATTGATACCACCAGAAGAAGTGCGCGAAATACGTTCAGCGCTCTCTTTCTTGAGTTCAGATGATCGTGATCTTTGGATTCGAATTGGAATGGCGCTGAAGAGCACCGGCGCTGCAAACGCTCGCGGCCTTTGGGATGAATGGAGCGAAAAGTCAGACAAATACAAACCGAAGGACCAGGAGCAGCGATGGAATGGCCTCAGACCCCGCGATATCGACGTTGCTACAGTTTTTTATGAAGCAAAAAAAGCGGGATGGACAACGACATATGAAAAAAGAAATGAAAAAAAACCAATACCATCGACAACCATAATACCAAGAAATATTCAGCAAGAATATAATAAAAAAATATACGAACGAAAACCATTTCCAAAAGAATTGCTCAATCCTCCGGGACTTGTGGGCGAACTTGTAAATTATATAAATGAACGATCAATAAAAGAGCAACCGATCTATGCCCTTGCGGCAAGTCTATGCGCCGTTGGAGCGCTGGAAGGGAGAAAAATACAAACTGAAACCGGCACCAGGACTAATATTTATTGCTTGGGAGTCGGCCCGTCCGGGAGCGGAAAAGATGCCGCGAGGAAAGCGATAAAGGACTGTTTTCATTTTGCCGGGTGTGGCGATATGGCGAGCGTTGAAGATGTTGCCAGTGACGCGGCAATATCGACAGCACTACAAAAAGAGCCATCACAAGTTTTCCTGCTAGATGAAATAGGACGTTTCCTTAAAACAACGCAGCATGCAAGCAAGTCTCCTCATTTGTATAATATAGTTTCTGTTATTTTAAAATTATATAGCTCAAGTACGGGCGTTTATTATGGGAAAATATATGCAGAAAAGGATCGGGTAAAAATAGATAATCCGAATTTATGCATTTATGGAACAACGGTCCCTGAAGTTTTATATAAGGGATTGACGTTTGAAAATATAACAGACGGTTTTCTTTCCAGGATGCTTATATTCGAAAGTGAAGACCCTGATCCAGAAAAGAAAAGTAGAAAAAATCTTACAAAAAAACCTCCGCAATATTTGACAGAAAAAATTTCAAAGCTTCACAAAAAGGAGACTAACAATCATGCTGTTGGCAATCTTGATCAAATAAATGTCGATCCGCAAATAGTTCCAATAAATGAAAATGCGATAGAAATAATAAAAGATTTTGACAAATATATACGAGAATATAGAAATGAATTAAGGGAGCAAAATAGAGTAGATACAATATACAACAGGACTTCGCAAATCGCGGAACAAGTGGCGCTGATTCTTGCGGGGGGAATAAATATCGATGAACCAGTGATAACCGAAAAAGAAATAATATACGGAGTGCAATTGGTAAAATATTTAAGCGACAATATGCTTTATATTGCCGAAAATTTTGTTGCCGATAATGAATACCATCATTCCGTAAAAGAAATTTTGAAAATAATTCGTAACCATGGGAAAATATCGATGACTGAACTTACGAGAAAAACACAGCAATTACAGGGTTTTGCCAGGAACGACATGATTGAAACACTGAAGGGATCAGAGCAAATAATGGAATGTTCCGAGGGAACTGGAGTAAATAAAAAAAGAATATTTGTGGCGGTATAATTTTTTCAAAAAGTGAGTAAAAAAATACTTGCTTTTTATCTTGTCATTTTATACTGTCTTTCTTGTATCCGGGAGATTTGAAGATGTGAACCATTTTTTTGGTGATCCCCCGATAAGAGAACCTTAAGAATGTGGTGAAACAGGCACAGTTTCATCCGGGAGTGAATCTCGTTTTTGAGCGAGCACTTCTTGGCCCCAAGACTTTTAAGATACCGGGCCGCAACCTGTAAAGCTGGCTGGACAGAGTGCAACCAGGGCGTGACCATCAAGTCTGAAATCGCGGTGGAGACACGGGAATTGCCTGTGATCAATGAAGTCGTGAAAGTAAAAGATGGGGCTTGCCTGTGAAGCCGAAATCCATGGTTAGTGATAAGTGAAACGCTTATCCAAGAGAGTGGAAATTTCGAAACAGGATTCCCGAAAGGGAAAAAATAATGCGAGGCAAAACGCACGATGGAAATCTTAGAATTTAAAAAAATTCCATTTAGAGAAAATGAGGATTTCAATCTTGTTTATTTCGCATGTCGTGCAACCTCCAGAACAAGCGCAAAAAAAATATTTCATTATATCGCAAGCGATGGTGAAAAAATTTTCGGGTCGGACGGCCATCAATTACATATTTCAAAAATTAAATTAAATCCAGGAATGTATTACGTCATAAAATGCAATAAAAGAGAAATACAATTGCATTATGAGGGGATCGATACGGCAGGGACCGTAAAATATCCTAATACGCAAATCATAATAGATGAAACACTCAAAAAAATAAAAACCATAAAACCAATAAATGTTTCATTTACCTCATTCAAAAAAGTTTCAGATTATTGTTGTATAATCCGAAACATATCTCCGGGAATGACGAAAGAGGGGCGCGGAATTGATGTGAAATATCTTGATAACATGGGAATGGATGATTGGAATTTTTTTGATACCAAAGAAAATACAGTATATTTTGAAAATCACAGCAAAACAAAATCAGCAATAATTGCAATTTCAAGGATACATGAAATATGATCACGAAACCAAATGTCACTCAAATGCGCAATGATTTTGAAGCACTCCAGCACTACGTTCAACAGAAAATCACTTATTACACAACACGCCATGACCCGGTTTATAGCCAGGCCGCGCTTGCGAAAGCTATTGGAGTTAAGCCCAAGACCGTATTGTTTGGGCTTGAACTCTCAGATAATATGAGTTGGAAAAAATGGATGGAGCTTGCTGAAGGGCTGGAGGGATTAAATGAGTAGAAGAACAAGAAGGACGCTCCGAAAAAAGCATCAGGCAACGCTCGATCAATATACAAGAAACCTTACAAAAATAAGTGAAAAGGATTATGAGGGAAAAACTGGAAAACCGTTTCCAAAAGATGTAGTCGAATGTTATGTTTCTCAATCTTTTTTCGTCCAAGTCCATCGCGAAAATTTAATGCTCAGGATATCGGTAAATCGCAATAGGCTTTCTAACGCCGGAGGATGGGAGCAAAATATAACATGGGAAGAACTTCAGGATATAAAAAATACGATTGGATTTAATGAATGCGATTGTGTTGAAATATATCCGCGAGAATTCGACGAAGTAAATGCGAGCAATATGCGGCACCTTTGGGTGATGCCAGAGGCACTTTCATTCGCATGGAGAAACAAAGTAAATATTGTTTCTCAATCTCTAATTGAGGGAGAATAATAAAAATGAAAAAAGAATTTCACGAATGCGATAATAAGAATTGCAAAAGAATTTCGAAGGATATTTATTCGGAAATTGGTTGGATCAACATTCCAGATGGATTTGGATTCTCAATTCATCGGGGAAGAAACGATAACGGACCAGCACACGTAAAGAGACATTTTGGGAACGGTCCTACGAGGGAACTGGACTTTTGTTCTATCAGATGCATGCTGCGATGGATGTATACGGCAAAGGAGACAGAGAATATTGAGGGTAACGGCTCTATTGAAGACGAAAATTTTTATGCTGAATTTGATAAAATCATGGGAATTGATGGAGATTATAAAAAATGACATAAGCTGTCTTTTGTCAGAAGCCAGGGGGTTTGATGAAAATAGAACATATGAGCGAGCCAGTTACAACAATTAAAACATTACTGACGAGCGAGTCGATGTATTGGATTAAAACACAGATTTAGAGCGAGTCATGATATTGGATGAAAACATGTTTACGGAGCGAGCCAAAGTCGTAGAGCAAAAACAATAGTGCAAGAGCGAGTCATTGTATTGGATGAAAACAAAGTTGCGGAGCGAGCCAAGGTATTAAAGTTTCAGAGCGAGTCGATGTACTAGATTAAAGCATAGGTGACGAGCGAGCCATAAACTATAATTAAAACATCCTCCAAGAGCGAGCCAAAGTCGTAGAGCAAAAACAATAGTGCAAGAGCGAGTCATGGTAGAAGATCAAAACAGCAAACTGGAGAGCGGGCCAAACCAATAGAATAAAACATCTGAGATAAGCGAGCCAATTTAATAGATTAAAACAACTAAATAAAGCGAGTCAATGTTTAAGCGAAGACCAGATTTCCTGAACGAGCCGAGGGAGGTTAAGAAATTGAATATCATAGAGCGAGTCAAGGCGAGAAATAGAAAAACAAAAATAATGAGCGAGTCATTAAACGAGGATAAGAACATCGGTTAAGAGCGAGTCAGTGTTAAAGATTAAACACATGGTATGGGAGCGGGCCATAATTGTAATTAAAAACATATTAAGAGAGCGAGCCGTGAAAGAATGTTAAAACAATCAGCAAGAGCGAGTCGTGAAAACAAATTAAAACAATTTGCGAGAGCGAGCCAATTAGAAAGATGAAATCACATCAGTAAAGCGGGTCTTTAAAATTAAAAAAGGGGAAACCGAAAATGAACGCAGACGAAAGAAAAAAGTTAAGAGCACTTGTAAGAACGATGTACGATTATCAGGACATGAAGCTCCGAATCAAGTCTAGGCTCCGCATGAACAAGGACGATCAGATAGTCGATGAAGAAAACATGGATGATGCTGTAATAAGTGAGCCGGATTATGCGGTAATGGAGCATGCACGAGTAACAAACCAGGATTCAGAAAAAAAGATCGCAAAAGAAATTGAAAAGATCATAATAAAAGAAAGGCTCTATACTGAATTTTTGGTGAACGTGCGTGGATGCGGCCCACTCCTTACCGCCGCAATAATGGCCGAATTCGACATATATAAAGCGGACACCATTTCGAAAATGTGGCAATTCGCCGGGTTGAATCCAGGCATGGTGCGCGGGAAAAAGGTTATAAATATCAATAAAAATACCGACATGTCCTGCATTATTCGGGAATACAAGAACAAGAAGGGCGAGCGGTGCGGGATAATAAAAACAGATGAAATGGTCCGAGGAGATCGAAAAACCGCCGGGTTTGTGTCTCCATTCAATAGCTGGTTAAGGACAAAACTGTGCGGTGTCCTTGCAGGGTCCATGATCAAAGCAAAGAATACCGGAGATACCGGGAGAAATTACGCTCTCGAATTCTACGATCCCTATAAGGCAAGGCTTGAGCAGGAAGACAGCGAGGTTATGCATTGCAAAAAGATGACCTCATGGAAAGATGTGAACAAAGGACACAGAAACAATGCCGCCAAGAGATACATGATAAAAATGTTTATCAAAGACCTCTATGTCGCGTGGCGCACCATCGAAGGACTTCCGGTGCGTGTCCCATATGCCGAAGAATATCTCGGGAAAAAGCATAGTGAAAGTGAAACTGAAATCAAAGAAGCAATTAAAAATGCGAAAACATTGGTTGCACTTGTTTCTAAAACACATCTTTGCGATAGTTGCACCAAAATAATCGCAACGTGCAAGAGCAATCCGATATTCGCTTGCGATATTGACCCTACGCTTAAAGGAAAAGAATCGGATCGCATTGTAGGATGCACGGGATGGGTGGAAGTAAAATGAAAAAACTAAAACTTAAACAAGCTTGTTTAAAAATATTACAAGCTTGTTTTTTCCTATTTCTACTTTTGTCATTTGGATGGATCGTTACAACAGCCGTGGATCGTGGAGAAAAAAAGGATAAAAAGCAAATTATTCAATCTATTTCTCCCGATTGTATTTCAAACGCTGAAATCGCATACAACCAGGATGCAGAAAAGATAATTTTAAGCAATATAAAAGGATACACTACAAAATGCAGCGGACTCAATTTTCTTATCTATGATTGGCCGGGGCGTCCGATGAAAGTGTGTATTCCGGTATTGAAAAACGACATGCTTGTTCCATGCTCAGGGGAATGAGATGAAAAAGATTTGCTCAAAATGCACACATCTTTTTTTCTCTACCACATTTCAAACGTATATATGCAAACACCCAAGCAGCTTTTCGGTATCTCCGATAAAGAATATTACTGAAAGTCAGCAATGGTGTCCATTAAAAAACAAGGAGAAAAAAAATGTCAACAGTAAGCATGCTTGATCACGCGAAAGCTTTGACGGAGATGATCCAGGAAGAGGCGCGAAGGGGATACATTTCTAAAGAATATTTAGAAAAAATGAAAAAAACAATAATTGATGATAGGGCGGCGAATTATCCGTCAAGCACTACTCTTCATAATCTCCTTGAGATGATAAACTCTATTTTATAAGAAAAAGAAATGAACTACAGCGATTTCTTTATAGCAATCTACACGCACGAATGCAAATCGTATTGCGATAAACAATTTTTCGAACATTTATTCAATACGGATTTGAGAGAGGCAACGGTCAATATTGTTGATAATTCAATAGGAATGAATTATTTTAATAATTTAAACCTTCTTATCGATGGAATAAAACCGAAGGGCCATACGTTCATAAATCATATTGACGTTGACCGGAATAATCCTCACACTCAATTTTTGCGTAATGTATGCGAATCAGTAAATTATCTCCGGGACATTTTTTTAAAAACAAAGTGCTTGTACTTTGTAATTCTTGAATCAGATGTACTTCCCCCGGAAAGATGGCTCCATTTTTTTATAGAGACATTGAGCTTTGCTGATATAATCGGGGGGATTTATTATGCCGGATGGCATGGACAGGACATGTTTGACGCTCCAGGGATCATCAGGATGGTCACACACGCATTGAGCGGATGCACCCTATATAAGAGAGAAGTAATAGAAAAAATACCATTCAGGTGCGATTTAAGCAATCCAGCGGCTTTTCCAGACGCATTTATGAGCATGGATGCGCTCAATGCCGGGTATAAACTGGTCGATTACTCTTCTATCAATTGCCAGCACATTTTTAAGGGCGGCATGGATCGCGGGCATGCAGATATCAGATAAAAACGATTTGACAAAGATAGGTCCAAAATAGTATAAAAAGCAAAGGAGACATAATCATGCAATTCCATGCCATTATGCCGTTTTACAGAAAGCACCTTGCCCCGGTTTTAACAAAATGGTTTGAGTCGATGGACGTTATCTGGCACCCGGTATGTGATCACATAGACATTGAACCATTTATCGGGAATACAATCCCATGGATTCAACCGATCCTGTGTGAACCGCTCAAGATACCAGGGGACCAGTGCTACAGAAAAATAAATGATTTCATCGAACACCCTTCAACAGTAATTGTGGATGAAGATTATTATGGATTCATTCACGACGACGATATGTATGTCCCCGGATTTATTAACAAGGTGAAGCAGCAGACAGCGAAAATAATTTGCTTCAGCGCCAGCCGTGGGGAAATATGTCCGGATGACGATGCCATATACAAATGGCCGCCAATCCCGCTGATGCTCGAAAAGCTAGAAGATATTCGAGTTGCAAATATCGATATGTGCCAAATGATCGTCAAGGGAGAAATCCTTCGTCAAACAAGATTTGGGAATAATTCTGTATGCGATGACGGTCACTATGCCGAAAACCTCCGCAATAAATGGACAAATGACATTCTCATTCTTCCTGAATTTGGAATCAATTTCAATTATTTCCAGCCAGGCCGATATATAAAAATGTCACTGGAGCCAATATTGCCATGAACGCATTCCAAGAAATTTTTAGTCGATACGATACCGACAAAGTGCAAGCAGGATATCACAAAACATATGAAAAATGTTTTGGATCGATCAGAAATGAAATAAAACTTCTATTCGAAATTGGCGTCAATCGCGGTGGATCGGTTCGCGCTTTTCATGAATATTTTCCAAATGCAATTGTCGTTGGAATAGACATAAACCCTGCATGCTATTTCGAACACGGGAAAATAAAAATAGAAATAGGTGACGCGACAAACATAGAATTCATAGATAAAAAAATATTGGCAAAATACGGTTGCCCGGATATCGTAATTGATGACGGCTCTCACATGAGTTGCGATATCAGGAATTCATTCAATTTGCTTTATTCTTTCACAAGAGATGCATACGTAATAGAAGACCTTGGAACACAGGACAAAAATTTCGCAAATGGGCTTTATGTCCCGGACGGGATACCGGCAACCGATCTTATTCACCACGTAGTTGAGAATGCAATTTTCAAGAAAAACTATTGCAAAGAAATATTCGTCGCTGATTCTATTTTCGTGGTAATGAAATGAAAAAAATAATTCCCTCCCAAATACAGATCGAAACGGTCGCCGGGTATTGCAATGTTCGTTGCACAATGTGTCCAATTGGAAAAAGCAAAAGAAAAGAAATAATGAAAAATGGAGTATTCGAAAGGATACTACAGCGCTTGCTTCCAATCAGAGAAAACATAAATATCCTCACGCTCTTGGGACTTGGGGAAACCTTAATGGATACAAAAATTATAGATAAAATAAGAATAGCAAAACGCTATAAATTTAGCGAAGTGGGTATATTTTCAAATGGGATGAATCTAACAGAGCGAACGGCTCTTCGATTACTTTATGCTGGTCTTGATTCTATTGTATTAAGTATTGATGGATTTAAAAAAGAAACCGAAGAATCAATAAGAATAGGATCAAATTTTGAAAGAATAGTTGAAAACATTGATTCATTTATTGAAATCAGAAAAGCACTTAATGCTAAAACAAAAATAATAATTCGTTTCACAAAACAGGAAAAAAATAAAGATGAATGGCTTAATTTTCTTGAATTCTGGTCAGGGAAATTAAGCAAAGATCACGGGGATGCAATTTTCAGTTATAATATTCATAACGCAGGAGATGAAACAATTAAAAATGAATCATCCAGGAATATTCCAACCGAAAATTTAAAATGTCCCGAAGTGTTCAACAGAATGATTATTTTTTCAGACGGATCAATCGGCCTATGTTGCGGGGACCAGTTCGGACATTATGATATCGGGAACATCCTTGAAAGTGATCCTATTGAATTATACAATCATAAATTATTTCAGCATTATCGGGAAGAAATGATCCAGGGTAATATTTCGAATTTAGAATTATGCAAATCATGCACCGTGGCTCATTCCATTGCAACAAGCACACATATATTTTTATAAATAGAGGATAAAATGAATATTCACATTGTATGCCCATTCAAAAGAATAGAATTACTTCCAACGCTTATAAAATATCTTGAACCGATGAACATCATTTTTCATCCGGTCATTACTCCAGAAGAAATTTTTGAAGTAAATAGAGACTGGATACGCCCGCTGGTGGTTGAAATCAATGCGTATGTAATTGCCTACGAAAAAATAAATAAATTCATAGAGCAATACCCCATAATAGATGAAGATTATTACGGATTTATGGGCGATGATGACATGTACGAACCGGGATTTTTCGATGTGATCCGCGAACAAACTGCCGGGATACTGATGTATTCGCTATATCGCGGTGACAGCATTCCAGAATGTGATCCGGAGAAACATCCGCCCATTCCAATCCACATGTGCTGCCTTGATAATGTTCGCGTGTGCAATATCGGACTCCTGCAATATATTCTCAAGGGGTCAATTCTCCGGCAGACACGATTCGATACAAATCATCGGTGGTCCGATGGCGGATACGCAGAAACGCTTGCGGCACGATTTCCAGGTGAAATAAAATTTCTACCAAACCTTTATGGGTTTGGAAATTTCTTTCAGCCAGGGAGATATACACAAAAAAGTTTTTTCATAAAATCCACATGGGAGCTTCCTGAAATAGTATGAAAAGAATACAGCTTGAAAACAGGAATGATTTAAAATCAGAAATTCCATTAAACACGCCTTACGTTATTTTCGTTGATCCTTCAAGCTATTGCAATTTTGCATGTCGCTTTTGCATGAACAGCAAAATCCAGGACCGGGAGATAATGAGGCCCGCGCTGTTTTACAGGATCATTGATTCTCTCCAGGATTTTGAAAAACCGATAAAGGTGTTGCGTCTTTATGGTTTTGGCGAACCGCTGATGCACAAGCATTTTGAATGGCTTGTCGCGCATGCGAAACGGTCGAAAAAAATTCTTTCAGTCGATACGACGACAAACGCAAGTCTCCTTACTCCGGCGAGAAGCGAAAGGATCATTACCAGCGGCATAGATCGAATAAATATTTCAATTGAAGGAATGAACGATACTCACTACAAAGAATTTGCGCAAACAAAAATACCAATATTTCAAAAGATAATCGATAATGTGGCGCACCTTTATTTAATATCGAGAAACAAAACAATCATATTTGTAAAAATAAATGGCGATTATCTTTTGGACGAGGAAAAAGAACAGTTCACACATATTTTCAGCCAGATAAGCGATGGGATAGATATTGAGCACACCATGAATTGCTGGTATGACATCCAGGTTGAAAACGTAAACAAGGAAGTTGGAATATACGGCCAGGAGCTTCAAGACGTAAAAGTCTGTCCCTATATATTTTATAGCATCATGATTCATGCTGACGGGATAGTGAGCAAGTGCTTTCTTGACTGGAACAAAAAGATGATTGTCGGAAACGCGAATAAAGAAAGCATTGAAAAAATATGGAACGGTCCCGCGATGTACGAAGCGCGAGTAAGGATGCTAGAGGGTGATCCCCCGGAAATATGCAAGCAATGCCAGCAATTGAAAGCCGGGATGCCCGTCGATCTCGATCACGATAAGGATGAATTATTAAGGAGATTTAAATAATGAAACATTTTTACGAATCAATCGGGGAAAACTGGTTTTCATACAAGGTTCTTTATTCGGCAATGGTGAAAAGAATTCCTCCGGGGATGGGTGCAACCTTCGTTGAGGTAGGATGCTGGAGAGGGCGCAGCGCCGCGTTTCTTGGCGTTGAAATGATCAATTCGGGAAAGCATATAAAACTTTATTGCGTTGATTCTTGGAAATATATTCCATCGACAGAGCAGCCCGTTTCAAGCCAGGAAGATTTTGACAAGGTAAAAGAGGAATTCTATAAAAACATGGAGCCGTTCGGGGATGCTGTTGAAATTCTTCCAATGTCATCGAAAGATGCGGTTGAAAAATTTGAAGACGAAAGCATTGATTTTGCCTTCATAGACGCGGCCCATGATTATTACAATGTATACATGGATATTAAACTGTGGTATCCGAAAGTAAAAAAAGGCGGAATAATCGCAGGGCATGATTATTTTACTTCAGTTCATCCCGATGTTAAAACTGCCGTGGATGATTATTTCAGGGGAAAAAGTTTATTGATGGTCCCAAAAGAAAATTTTTGGCTGAATTATAAATGAAAAAAAACATATTACACGTTTCAACGCATTATGGCGGGGGAGTCGGGTCCGTGGTCCGGGCCATTGTCAAAAACGATAAAGAGAATAATCATACTATTTCGTATTTAAACAATATTGATAAAAATAAAAATAATTATTCTCAATTATTTAATAATAATCTTATAGAAGAAAACGACATTGTTCTTTGCCATGTATGGAATCATCCGGCGATGTTTGAATTTTTAACCGGGAATTCCATTCCTGCTTGCCGACTCATAGGGTGGTCACACATGAGCGGGTTGCATGCTCCCTATGTGCTGTTCGATTATCTTATGGATTTTTTTGATGAATTTTATTATACATCTCCGGTAAGTAATTTATCAGGAACAATAAAACCGTATATATGGTCATGCTGTGATATTGAAAAATTTTCTGAAATAAAAAAAGAAAAGCAGGAAAGATTTACAATAGGATATGTGGGGACTCTCGATTATTGCAAAATTCATCCAGAGTTTCTTGGAATTTGCAAAAAAATAATAAAAGATATTCCTGATGTAAAATTTTTAATTGTCGGTGACGGATGCGATGCCGAAAACATGAAACAAAATATTGCACATTTCAAACTTGATTATCACTTTGAATTTACCGGACCAGTATCGGACACCAGGCCTTATCTTGGAAAAATGGATTTATTCATGTATCCATTGCAGCCAAAACATTTTGGGACATGCGAACAGGTGATCGGAGAAGCTATGGCGGCCAGTGTTCCCGTGGTGGCCCTCAATAATCCTGCCGAAAGTATAATTATTATCGATGGCATAAATGGATTTATTGCGAATAAAGTGGAGGAAATTCCAATTATCGCCAGCATCATTCATGATAATATTGATAAAGAATCTTTATTAAGAGAAATGATCGATACTGCAAAAAAATATGCATTATTAAGATATTCCCCTTATAGAATGGTTGAACATTGGAATGATATTTTTAACGGAATAATAAAAAAAGAAAAATCGGAAAGAAAAAAATGGGCAAAACCAATTCACATATTTGCCGATTCTCTCGGGCCTGTTCATGGTAAAATATTTGAAGATTATGTAATGGATAATCACGCAATGGCTCCAAGGAGATATGAATATTACAATCCAAAAATTCATAAAATTTTTTCAGAAAATCCACAATGGTTGTCAAAATCAAAGGGAAGCGTCCGGCAATACCTTGAATACTTTCCAGATGATCCCTACCTCGGAGAATGGGAGAAATTAATATGATAATTTGTCCTGCATGTAATAATCCAAGAGGACACATTCTCCAGGAAATAAAACTGGAGACAATAAAGGAATCAAATCTTTATAAAGATGTAAAAATAGCACGATGCAGCTATTGCCTTCATTATTTTAATGTCTTATCAAAAAAAGATATAACTGGGTTAAAAGAATATTATTTTCAAGAGTACACAGAAAATAAATTTAATCCTACAAGAATAAATTATAATTTTTTTGACCATGAGCCAGAAAATAATGATCTTGTAATTGGACCGAATAAAGAAATTGCATATACTTTAAATATTTTATATCTTAATAAAAAAAACTTAAAGGCAGTCAAAAAAATTAATTTTATAGCATTAAATCAGGTTTTGGAGCATTGTTGGAGCCTGAATAATGTAATTTTTAATTTAAAAAAACTTTTAAGCCCAAATGGGCTTCTTTATGTCAGTGTCCCCGATTTTGATGGGTACAAGTATGATCTTTTCCCCTATTTCCTAACAATCAGGGAGCACGTACAGCATTTTACCGAAAATTCCCTAATCTCGGCGCTGTGTGGACATGGATTTGAATTACTAGAATTCAGAAGGAGCGCGTTACCGTTATTGAATAGAAAGCTTGATATGATGAATATCGAATTTTTATTTAAATACCATCCAGGGGAAGCTTTTCCGGTGCCACTTAAGTTTTCACAGGAGGTATATTGCTATGGGGCCGGGCGCGAATTGACTTACTATCTTACGCAGAACAAACTTTTTTATCTCTATGGAATTTTTGACGACAATAAAAATTTAATTGGAAAAACAATAAAAAATACTTTTATACTTGATCCGAAAATTATATCGTCACTACATAAATCTTCAACAATCGTTGTGACTTCAATATACAGCAAAGAAAAAATAATTGAACGGATAAAATCTTTTAATTTCAAAGGAAAAATAAAAACGATATGATAACAATATCAATTTGCGATACTGCAATTCAATCGGCATGCGCTTATTATCGAGGACTTGGAGTATTTTCCAAGCTCCGCCTGATCGCGCCGGGGATTCACGCGGAAAACATGGTGTCCGTAAGCTGGGACAAGCTCGCGAATACCGATATACTGTTTGTTTTGCGCCCTGTAGAAAATTCATCAATTAAGGTGATGGAGTGGGCAAAGGATTTTAATATTCCAGTATGGATTGATTTTGACGATTGCCTTCATGAAATAATGCCGGACAATCCAGCCTATGATTATTTTCATGATGATCATCGTCTCGAAAATATGATAAAATCACTTTCTTTTGCTGATATGATAACAGTATCAACAAAGTTTCTTTCTGAATACTATCAAAAATACATGGATAAAAAAATAATAGTAATTCCAAATGCTCATAACGATTATCACTATCCATTTAAGAAGATAGAAAATACCGTTGATTTCATAAGCTGGAGAGGATCGACAACACATCGGCAGGATTTATTGTCATGTGCCAAGGGGATGTTCGCCATTGCCGAAAAATATCCACAATGGGCGTGGTCTTTTGTCGGAAACGATATCTGGTTTATTACTGATAAAATAAAAAATCATTTTAACCAGAAGGAAGTTGATATAATCAATTATTACAAATATATCAGTGATTTGCATTCAGCAATTCATATTGTCCCATTGCGTGATAATTTATTCAACAGGTCCAAAAGCAATATAAGCTGGATCGAAGGAACATACTCGGGATCGGCCGTGATCGCTCCTTCTTTTGCTGAATTCGAATATCCAGGAATATTAAGATATACACAAAGTGAAGAGAGCTTTTCCTATTGTCTCGAAAAGCTTATAAACAGCAAGGCGGAGCGTCAAAAGCGATATCTGGAGAGCTACGATTATATTAAAAAATTTCTTTTATTGTCATCCGTAAATAATGAACGAATAAACATTGTGGAAAAGATGCTTGACAGAAAGATCGTGAGAGCGTAAGGTGAATTTTATCAATGGCAAAAACCATATGAAAGATCATCGAGACCGATCATCCAGGGCCGGGCAGCAAAAACCCCTCAGAAATGAGGGGTTTTTCATTCATAAAGAAACTAAAAACTCATCATCAATTATCATTGGTTCAAGAGGGATTTTTGAATCAATGGGGTTAAAAAACAACGTAGTTTTTAGTTTATACCCGAAATACGTATACAACCACTTCTTTATTGTTCAAAAAACACCCCCTAAAATTATTTAACTAAAAACTCCTATTTGGTCCTTTAATTATACGCTTTTGCTGTTTCCCCCCGGAGAATACGAGGGAAAACAGGAAACCCCTATAATTAAAGGACCAATTAGTAGTTTTTAATTTATTATAATATTATATATATTTATTAAACATATATAATATCAATGTATATATATTTCCTTAATAAACTAAAAACTCGTTTGTTTTTTGACTCCATTGATTCAAAAAAATTTTTGAATCAATGATAATTATAGAATAGTTTGAATTTATAAATAAGTAGTTTTTAGTTTATATTTTATTAGTTTTTAATTTCATCAATTATATAAATAAAATAATTATAATTGTCAGTCAATAAATTGATTAATTTTTATTTTGTTGTTGACAGAATATGTCTCTAAGGTTCTTATAAAATAAAATAATTGCAAATGGTCGTGTGAATTCATTTTAGTTATTTATTTATTCAATTATAAAATTCAAATTTTGTGAGGAACAAGTTTTGGTGATCAATGAAATAATCGATGGCCTGAATAAGAAAGGATATCCTACCTTTTTAAGAAATTACTTCTATATTCAAAATCATCGCCGGTCGCTGTTCCAGGTGACAGCAAACCTCGAAATCAAAGAAGAGAATACAGGTTTTGCCGGGGAAGAAAATTCAGAAATAATAGAAACTGAAATTGTTGAATTTATTCGTAAAGTTGTTTTTAAATATAGCAATATGATCAACAACTCAATGCTATTCAATTTAAAAACAAACAACATGGAATATTTTTTAAAAATTACAATTTTAAAAATTCCCTCCAAAATTATTCTTAAAATAAAACCAGAGGAAACTGACTTTGCCTCCAGGTTCGCGGAGAAGGTGGAAGAATGTATTCGTGATGCTGGGGAGAGTGGAATATCCTTGACCGGGATTGTTTCAAAAACTCAATTTATGTCACGCGAAGTCAGGAAAAACATACTTCAAGAAAAACTTGATCTCGGAATTATTTCGGTTCAATTCGATTGTACGCATAAAAAAAGAAAAGCGATCTATACGTGGGTTGGCGAGAATGAATAATATTATCAATTTAACCATTCCAGGAAATCCTGTTGCGAAAAAAAGAAGTCGCCAGGGATCGAATAGACGGTGGTATAATCCGCAAGAAGATATAATGCAAATAGTCAAAAGAATGATAAAGGAACAGCTTCCAGAATCATTCAAATTGATGGATTCAAAAATTCCAATTGCATGCAATTTTATTTTTTTATTTTCTTTTCCCGCCACACTTTCGAGAAAATCAATTGAGAAATATAATACAGAAGTTGTTCCATGTTTAAACAAAAAGGACATTGATAATCTCGAAAAATTTTACATGGATGTGATGAATGGGATTGTGTGGTATGATGATAATCAAGTGTATTCAGTCCATGCGGTAAAATATTATTCTTCGAATCCGCGCACAGAAATAGAAGTATCGTGGTGAAAATTAGAAAAAGTTAGCGTTTTTGTGTTTGACAACAACTAAAAACTAGGAAACGATAAACCATTATGAGTGGAAAACAACATGCGCTAAAAAAACTTCACGCCGAAAATCGATTGAAGGATAAAATAATTGGATCGCTTTTAAAGGAAATAAATGCATACAAGGTGCCTATTCCCGAATATGTTTTGAAAACAATGCAATTACTTTACAAAAAGAAATTGATTAAGAATAGCAGGGTTGGAATTATTTTAGAAGAAAATATACAGGAGAAGGCTGAATGAAAAAGAATATTTTGATCACAGGTAGCGCTGGCTTTATTGGCTCTCATTTGGTAGAGCATATTCTTTTGAATACAGATTGGAATATAACCGGGATTGATTCGTTTCGTCATCGCGGGGATAGTGTTCGCGTTGACCAGGATCATAACAGGTATAAAATTTTTACTCATGATTTGACAACTCCTATTTCGGAGCGCCTTGCGCGTCGAATAGGAAGAGTCGATTATATCGTGAATATGGCAAGCGAATCACACGTTGACAGGTCCATTACCGATCCGGTATCGTTTTGTGAAAATAATATCAAGCTTGCTCTTAATATGCTTGAATTTGCGCGAGTAGCAAAGCCAACGCATTTTATTCAAATATCGACTGATGAAGTGTACGGCCCTGCCCTCGATCACGTCAATCATTGCGAGTGGTCTACAATTATTCCTTCGAATCCCTACAGCGCTTCAAAAGCCTCACAGGAAAGCCTTGCGGTTGCATGGTGGAGGACATACGGCGTCCCGGTCGTTATTACGAATACCATGAATAATTTTGGTGAAAAGCAGGATAAGGAGAAATTTCTCCCGATGCTTATTTCAAAAATATTCCATAATGAAGTTGCAATTATCCATGGTTCAGAAGATAACATAGGCAGCAGATATTATTTACATGCACGAAATCACGCCGATGCTGTTTTATTTATTCTGGAAAATACAACTCCAGTTCAATATTATGATTCTCAGGAAAAGATTGTTGTTCCTGATCGTTATAACGTGGTTGGAGATATCGAGCTTAACAATCTCGAATTCGCTCAAATGGTATCAGAAATCATGGGAATAAATCTGAATTACAAGCTTGAAGATTTTCACCATACGCGCCCAGGACATGATCGCCGGTACGCTCTTGACGGATCAAAATTAAAAAACATGGGATGGGTTGCACCAGTTTCTTTCCGTGAATCACTGGAGCGCACGGTCAAATGGACACTCGATCATCCTTGGTGGTTATAGGAATATGTCTGAAAAAACAAAAATAATAAAACCTAAAAAGCCAAAAAAGAAAAACAAGAAGATAAATAAAAAAAAGGATAAAATAGGTAAAGATTTAATACCGCAAAGCGAAGCGCTTCTAAAACTTTCTCCGTTGCACCAGTTGTTTGTTAAGAAATATATTGAATTATATGGAAAACAAACACGCGCATACATGGCGACATTTTCAAGTAAAAATTACAAATCTGCATCCGTTAGCGCAACGAATTTGATGAAGAAGCAATCTATCAAAGACGCGATAGAAGCAGAGTACAAAAGGATATGGGGTGAAAAAGATTTAGAAACGGAGAAGAGCAAAACCTATTTAATGATTCACGCGATTGGAGAAAGCAATATTGCTGATGTTGTCGATCTTGAGAAAGGATCATTGAAAATAAAAGATTTAAGCAAAATACCATTTGATACGCAACAGGCAATCCAGGCGATTGAGTTTGACGAAAAAGAAACACAGTTCGGAGTGAATAAAAGTATTAAAGTAAAAATGCACCCGAAACTACAGGCGCTTGAATTGCGGGCGAAGATTCAAAAAATGATCAGTGACAAGATGGAATTTGAGGGAGAAATTATTGTAAGGCCAGCCAAGCGCCCGGACGAATACCCGGAGGAAAAGCCAGGGGAGATTGAATAAAGATGCTGGTTGATTTTACAGATTTTTATGATTTAATAAATCCTTCTTTTTGGAGATTTATAGAGAATAAAAGCAGGGTTCGGATATCATATGGAGGCTCGGGAAGCGGAAAAAGTGTTTGCGCTTTTCAAGAATCCATATATAAGCTTGTCGCAGAGCCAGGGCATAATTATTTAATTTGCCGCAAGGTTGCAGCCACAAATAAAACAAGTACTTATGCGTTGATGATTCAGCTTATCAATGAGATGGGCTTGTCCAGCGTTTTCAAAGTAAACAAAACTGACCTATCTATTACTGTCAAGACTACTGGATATATGGCGATATTCAAGGGTCTTGATGATATTGAAAAAATAAAATCCATAACATTTCCTAACGGAATTCTTACCGATATAATAATTGAGGAAGCTTCAGAAATATCTCAAAAAGATTTCGACCAGCTTAATGCGCGTCTTCGTGGAAAGCGCCAGGGAGAACAAGCGAAAATACCTTTTCAAATCACAATGCTCTTGAATCCAATTATAAATACGCACTGGATAAAAAGAGAATTCATCGATAAGAAATCTTATCAACGCGATAAGATCAGAGAGAGCGACGGGAAAGTTATAAAAGGAATAAAAGTAAAAGTTTTAAAAACCACATATCTTGATAATATATTTATCGATGAAGATTACAAGTCTGTTCTTGAAGGATATCGCGATATCGATTATGAATTTTATCGCGTGTACTGTCTTGGGGAATGGGGAGCATATGGAAATATTATTTTTGGAAACTGGTCATTTGGCCCTTGCCCGAAAGAAGAAGATTTTGATGCGATATATGTAGGACAGGACTTTGGATTTGAGCACCCGAATGTAATTGTAAAAATTGGATTTAAAGACGGCACAATGTATACGTATAATGAATTGTGCTGTTTCAAAAAAACAAATAAAGAAATAATAGAATTAAACGATGAAGTCGATGTTTTGCATAAGGGCGAGCGCGTGACGTGCGACAGCGAAGCTCCAGCACTAATCAAGGAATGGGTCCAATTTGGATATGGCGCGATTGGAGCGATAAAGGGGAAAGGGTCAGTCTTGCGGGGAATAGATTATATGAAATCTCAAAAATGGGTTATTGACGATACAAAATGTCCCCGCACCGCGCAGGAAGTACAAACGTATCATCGCAAAGTTGACAAAGATGGGAATACCATGGAAGAGCCGGTTGAGCTTATGGATGATGCGATAAAGGCCCACATGTATGCTTTAGAGGCGTTGAGCAGGACAAAGGGATCGCCCTCGATTCTTTCGGGGACGCTCTCTAAAGAGAAAAAGGACATTTTGGAAGTTAAAAAAGCAGAACGGAAAAACATGCGCGAAGTGCTCAAGGCCCAAAGAAGAGAGGCTAGAGAAAAAATCAAAGAAATTGAAAAAAAGAAAAAACATTCTTGACAAGATTATCAATTTGAAATATTGTGTTTTTACGATAAATGAAAAGGTGAAACAATGAACAAGGCGTTGTTGATTCCTATTCGCATTCGAATTGTTAAAGAAGAAAGAAGATCAGCCCCATGGGCTGTTTTATTTAAAAACCCTCAGCAGTATTTGTATTTGCGCTATATTGAAAAGCGCTATAATCAAAAAATAAAAATGGTTCTCATGGCTACTATTGCTATGGAAATTATAGGTAATTATTGGAAAGGTGGAACAAATGCCTGAAAAGAAAATTCCTGTTGAGGTGTATTCTCGCGTTGTCGGATATTTCAGACCCACGTTCACATGGAACAAGGGGAAGCAGGAAGAGTTTAGAGATAGAAAAGATTATTCTATTGAAAAAATCAAGCACGATCAACGGGATCAAAAATAGTTTTTTATTCCGGGATCGTTTAGTGGTAGGACAGCGGACTTTGATTCCGCCAGCATAGGTTCGAATCCTGTTCCCGGAGCATTTTTCCTGGGCGTAGCGAAGCGGTATCGCGCATGGTTTGGGACCATGAGATCGTGAGTTCGATCCTCACCGTCCAGAATTTAAAAGGTGAAAAGAGGAAATGGAAAAAAGACTTATAAAATGGCATGTCGGAATTCTTGAGAAATTGACATTGACTTTGCATAATTCTGATTGCAAGGAATGGATCAGCGAGTGGTATCAAGGAACAGAAAATGGAACATCTGAAAATAATGTAACTATAAAATTAATTAATGATGGCTCTTTGTGTTTTTTCGATGAAGACGATTCTGATTCTCGTGGAGTATATTTCAACAAAGAACAGGTTGAGCATTTAAAAAAAATATTACTTGGTAATGACGGAATGTTTAAAGAAGCAATTCATTTTCTTGAAAAGTTCAACAGGATGTTTTCTCCGGGGAATAATGTGCCGATGCTTGTAAATGATTTTGTTCAAGTCGATTCAATATTACTAAAAGCAAAAGAAAGAATTTCTTTTGAATAAATTTAAATAATAAAAGGAGAGTAGTAACATGGAAAAATCAGTGAAGCAACTCAAGGGAGACGTGGTTCGCCTGAAGGCCAAGTGCGTCAAGATCAAGGGTGATCTCGTCGCGGCGAAGAACGAATATCGGGTGGCAAAGGAAATCTACCGGGAAGCCAAGATTTCTGCGAAAGAACGTGCCAAGATGAAGTAAGAAGTACGCGCCCGGCGTAATCCGGGCAAACAAGGCGCTGCTTCGTGGTTGTGAACGCGAAAAATTGGATACCCTTAAAAGGTAGCGGGTTCGAATCCAGCCAGCGCCAAATTAAAAAATGAATGGAGGGAGAAATGGGAAAAAAATGTAATCGCGTATGGGAAGTATCTACTTCCGAAAAATTTTTAGTATTGTCTGTTTTTACAACGGTGCATGTTTATGCAAATAGCGCGGCAGAAGCAGAAAAAAAAGCAATTTCAATTATAAAGAATACTTTTGGCGTGGAAGTTGTTGCAACTTGCTTAAGATATTTGTGTACTGTTAGTGAATGATTTTAAATCGCCGTAATAGCTCAGCCGGTAGAGCGGCACCCTTGTAACGTGCGGGTCACAGGTTCGATTCCTGTTTACGGCTCATAATGGAGAATGGAAATGGAAAACGATAAATTGATAAAAGAATTTTACAAAGAATTCAGGGATTTGTTAAATAAATATAATGTTAAGAATGCTATTTTTGGCGCAGAAATGAATGAATCATTTTTTGGATCGTTTGCATGCGAAAAAGAAAGAGCAAGCTTTAGTGATCTTTTAAATTCGTTCGCTAATGCAGCCAGGATGTATCAGTCAGCGCGAGAAAAGACGTTAATGCTATATGAGGAAATGGCTACCAGGAGACGAATGAATTAAAGGGGGGTTTTGATGGAATATCTTTTTGAATTTATAAAAAATTACAAGTATGAACTATCTCTTTCGGTTTATATTTTTATTGCAGCAATAGTGGTTTTGGTGCTTTCTTCTTTATTTTTTGGTAGCTCTAGGAGATATTAGTAATGAAAAAAAATATGGATTTCGAGTCAATTGTCCGCGAATTCAATTTTTCAAAATTCATAAAAGAATATTTTCCCAAGTTTTACAATAAGACATATGTGCAAAGATCAAGAAAAGCTTTGGCGGGAATAGTTATATGTGATGAAATACTCGATGAATCTGAAGGGATAAAATATTAGAAAAAAGAGGAAATGTTATGTTCAGTAAATATTTCAAAATGTTCGCGTCGATAATTCTTAAAGTCCCGAATTCAGGAATTGAGTGGCTGGATATGATGATTATTTCCGCGAAGAGAGATGAGATTGCTGAAAAAGCAATGCAGGGTTTGCTCGCGGGGTATAATTCTCGCGACGAAATCGATTTTGATGCTGAAAGAGATTATGATTCAATAGATTCTCTTGTTACGAAGTCATATAATATTGCTGCCCACATGCTTGTTCTTTCAAGCGAATATGACGAGGAAATGTAATTATGAAAAAAATAATAAAGTGGCTCTGGACCAATCGTGGGCGCTACACGATACGCTTTGTTGACTGGTACGTCCGAACGTATCACAGCCAGGACTATATTCATATAGGACTGATTAAAGAAGAGATATCCAGGCGCATTGACGCCGAAGTTTTCAAAACAAAAATAAGATGCGATGAAGACAAAGAACGCGCCATGAATGCGCTCAATATCCAGCATAAAATAAACGAGGATGGCTGGATCGCTGAAATAGAAAACATGGAAAAGCAGGTCCGTGACGCCATGGTTGTTCTTAAAAACGCGGAGGAATTGCGCTGGGAATATATTCGCAGAGTCAGGGAGCTGGCGGTGATCAACGCCAAAAATCAACACGGTGGAAAAGAAATGATCGAGGGAGTCACCGTTGCGATGCAGCAGCTTGAGAAAGTCGGCCTTGAGATTTGCGGCCTTGTTGAAAATGTTGAAAAAGAAGGAAAGAAAGAAACTGAAATGCTTAGAATTCCGCATACGCTTAATAAGATAAATACGAACGGGTTGAAATGAGAATTTTTATTACAATAATTCTTGTTTTAATTTGGATTATCTCTGGTTTACTTTCTGTTTTTGATTTTGGCTATTTGCAAAATCAAATAGAAAAATTTTTAAGATTAGAGTCAAGTGCTTGCACTGTTTACGGGAGACTTCCCGATGGCTCTTTTCCAAAATTTTTTATGGGATCAGGTGAAAACAAAAAAGAGTATTATTGTAACGAGGTTGAATAGGTGGAAAAACTTGATATCCAAGATAAGATAGAAATTCTTTTTGAAAATTTCAAATCGTTTCTTTTGGAGAAAAATAAACGCTATGGGGATTCCGCATTACATCCTATTGGTGTTTTTTCAAAGAGTGATTCAAATTCTCAAATTTGTAACCGATTGGACGACAAGCTCTCCAGGATAAAAAATTCAAAAGTTTTAAAGAAAAATGACGTGGCCGATGTTTTCGGTTATACTGCGCTTTTGATGATTGAGCAGGAATGGATTGAATTTGATGATTTGCTGGATTAAGAAATGACTGTTAAATATATAAATCCAGAAAACAAAGAATTCAGTAGTGTAATTGTTTCCGGTGAACACGCTAAAAAAGTTATGGATTTATTAAATAATAAAGAATTAGTTTTAAAAACATTCAGTTGTTTTTCAAAAACTCTTTTAATTGCAAAAAAACAAAAAGGAGAATCAAAATGCCACGTTACGAAAAAATAGGAAATAATATAATCCACTTTGACGAGTGGTATTATATCGCATACGCGGGAGGGAGGCGGGAGCTTTCCAAAAAGGATCAAAAAACTTGGGACAAGACTCTATACTTGCCCGAAATTTTGAAGGTCCAGGAGCGCAGGAAAATTCCTATGCGGAACAATCCGAACGTGGTTCCTATCAAGGGGGTCGATCTTCTTTCCTTTATAAAGGAATTGAAATTTATTCCCCTATTCGATTCTTTTTTTGAACAGACTCATACAATCAAGTTGACAGACATTGTAATATATGAATCAATAAAGGCGAAGTCGTATGAAATCGCTCTCCGGGGCGAATAATTCAAGGAGATAATTTATGAAATTCGAAGATGCGTTCAACAAGGCTTTCGATAAAAAGAAGGATCATGAAGCGAAAAAAGGTGCAAAATTTGCAGTCGAAAAATCGACCTTTGGGATTTTGGCGTTTATGTGGTCCATGCTCGCGGAGGCCGATTTTGTGCTTGACGACACGGTTATAATCGGGGAGAATGATAATATTATATCCACTCCGGTAAAAAGGGCGGGCGGAAAGGGAAAAGAGGAGAAAGAAAAAACTCCGAAAGAACCGAAAGCCCCGAAGGGTGGACCGATAACCGGGCAAACGTCTTCTATCGATAAGACAGCCAAAGAGGAAAAGATAGAAGGCGGAAATGTCGAAAAAGAAGAAGAAAAAGACACAGACGCAGACAAGCAGCAATAGTGTAACTGCAACATACCTCCCTCCGGATTACACAAAAGCCGCGAGGGAGGCCAAGCAGCTTATCCGCAATATAGACAAAAAGGTTTTAAAACAAGTTCCAAAAGGCGTTCACTACGATTGGCTTAACAATTCCGCTTTTAACAATATAGTTTATCCCCGCGACAAAATACCGGATCGCCTCTTACGTCTCGTGGAGCGCCGAAATGGAGTAGTCGGCGCGATTGTTACCTTAAGAGTGCAACAGGCAATCGAATTCAGCGAAATAAGTCACGACCGCGATGTTCCAGGGTGGGAATTCGCTCTCGTTGATTCCAAAGCAACTCCTACAAAAGAGCAAGAAAAGCAAAAATCATTTCTTGAAAATTTTCTAAAAAATGGAAGTCGCGAAGATTACGAGGGAATTGAGTCCGATCCATCGGATATACGCGAGCGTTTAACGAAATTCGTTCGCGATAGAATCTTGATTGATAAAATCACATGGGAAGTTGAAAGAGATCGCAAAGGGGAAGCGATTGCTCTGTGGGTGCTGGATGGTGCAACGATTCTTCCAGTATTGCCAGGTGGTTTTTACGGATCAACCTCACAAATAGGAATTGGAATAAGCGCAGGATTCAATCGATTGAGTGAAGAGATACGCAAGGCCAGGCTTGAAAATATTCCACCAGTCGATGAAATCGAATACGTCCAGGAATTGATTTACGGGACAAGCGGCGGGGGAATAACGGCAGCGTTCAGAAATACCGATCTTGTATATGATCTCGGAAACGAATTGAACGATATTCGTTATTATCGCCAGGGACTATCTGCAACAGAAAAAGCGAATATCGCGATTGTTGCATTTATAAATTCACTCACTTTTAACAGTAATGGTCTTTCCCGTGGTGCAATTCCAAAAGTTGCGATTGCCATGGGAAAAGAATCCGGATACACACAGGAACAGCTTGAAGATGCGCAGGACGAGTGGATGGCAAATTTTTCAGCCATGGACGGCCAGTGGAATATTCCTCTTTTAAATGGTGATGCAAAAGTTTTGAATCTCCTGCCGAACAATCGCGATATGGAATATCAGAAATATCTCGAATTTACCGGCGCTCTTACGTGCGCGATAATGGGTGTTGATGCTTCTGAAATAGGGTTAAGACTGAACCAGGCGCAATCCGTTTTGAGCGAGAATCAGGACGCAAAACAATTATTTTCAAAAAATCGTGGAATACGCGAAATGCTTGGCGGGTTTGCATATGCAGTCAATAAATTTATGCGGATCAGCGGATTCAAATTTTCTAAAGAATGGGTTTTCCGTTTTAACGGATTGTCAACGCAGGATAAAGGATTCGAATCTGATTTAAGAAAAAAAGACGTAGAATCAATAAAGACAGTTGATGAGGTCCGCGCTGAAATCGATCTCCCGCCGCTTCCTGATGGCAAAGGTGGAATAATTCTAAACACCGTATTCATGCAAGCGCAGCAAATGGCGCAACAGCAAGCGGCGATGGAAGCACAGGGGCAGGGCGGCGAAGACGAATCAGGTCAAGATTTCGGGGAAGAGGACGTTGACGGGATGGTCGATGAGGCCATGCAAGGACTCGAAAAGGCTGTTCGATTAATATAATAAAAAAACGAGGTATTGGCAATGACAGTTGCTAACAGAAAAAATTTAAGGGTCTGCCAGGTAAAGCATACAAATGTTGCTGGTACAACTACGTATTATGACGTTATAATTGCTGTTTATGATCTTGATGAAGTTGATGGAATTCTTCAGGATTGGGCCGTTGATACAATTGGCGCGGGAACGGTCCTCGATCTCCCGGCGGCTCTCGTATATAATAAGGATATCAGCGAATTTTTAACAACGCTGGATATCGATGATTATGCATATCTTCAAAGCAGCACGACAGCGTACAACACGCTTGTTACCAATAATCTCGTGCTCCCAAAAACATCCGGAAAAGGAATCATGGTAGATACCGCACTTCCTACTTTTGGGTGGAAGGATTTGCTCGGGAATATCATTACTGATCCCGCCGGAGCGGATGCTCCGAATCTCACCGTTTTCCGTGGAGGGAGCGTTCGCGAGTATCTTTACAATTTGCACGACAAGGCCGATTTTCGATTTCACATCCCGCATGACTACGTTCCAGGGACTGATTTGTATTTTCATTTGCATTGGGCGCACAACGGACTTACGATCAGTGGAAATCTTGTGGCAACCATTTTGCATACATACGCGAAGGGGCATAATCAGGAAAATTTTTCCGCTGAAAAAACGATTCTTGTTTCAGTTTCAACTCCTGATATTGCGACTATTCCGCAATATCGCCATAGAATCGATGAGATACAGCTTTCTTCTTCAACTCCAAATGGAAGCCAGATAGACAGTGCAACGCTTGAGCCGGACGGTGTTATTTTGATGAATCTTGAAATAACCACTCTCCCGACAATTTCAGGTGGAAGCGCTGGTGTATTTATCAATTATATTGATATGCATTATCAATCGACACAACTTCCTACAAAGCAAAAGGCTCCTGATTTTTATGTGTAAAAAATAACTTCGTTACGAGGGGAGGGCTATGAAGTGTCCGCGACAATTGATTTTACTAAGATTGTTATTGGTCTGTTGGGTACTTGCGTCACTTTGTTTAGTGTCAGCTTCAGTCTTGCTATTTATATCTGGAGACAACACATCAAAGATAACAACAGGCAGTATGATGATTTTAGAAAATGGCTTGAGGAATTAAAAGAAGAAAATCATGAAACCCATGAAAAAATACATGAAAGAATAAGCTCTGGAATAGATGCTCTTCGAAAAGAAAACAACGAAGGCCATGAAAAAATTCATGAGAGAATAAACACAATTTATAAACGGGGAAGATGGTAATGAAATACGAAGTTGGATACAACGCTCAAGACAATAACATAGATTTTGGGAAAGTTTTTCCAGGATGGGCGCAATGCATGACAACATGTGCGTGGATGCTCATGTGCTTTCTTTGTCCATCGATGAAATCAAATGATGACAATTCTCTTGCTCAATATCTTGATGACGTTGAAGTTGATATCGGAAATCCGGGGATCGGAGAATGGGTAAAAAGAAAATTCCCGTGGATCAACGGGCATACTTCATACTGGTGGTTGACTCAAAAATACGGGATGGAAAAATGGCTTTGGAGAAATGGGATTGCAGGGGAAGCTGTTTTCGAAAATGGAGTTCCATTTGAAAAGCTCCAGGAATTTTTAACATATGGTCCGGTGATCATGGGCACCGATAAAATAGGCGGACTTCCCGGAGGGCATATTATTCTTGTTTCGGGGATAAGTGCAACAGGCTATATTATTAAAGACCCGTTCGGAAATGCAATGACAAATTATAAATCAAAAAATGGCGACGGCGTTTTATATCCAGCATTCTATTTGAGGGAACATGCTGGCGAGACAATCAACTGCATGTATTGGAGGCCAAAAGCATGAACCGAAAAGATGCAAATATAAAAAACATTCGTGAGCTTATTATTTATCTTGTTCGATATCGTACAAAAGAATTTCTTCTTTTCATTGTTATTTTTCTTGTTGCATGGATTCTCACAATGAATGTGAGCTACGATAAAGAGCACGGGCTGCAATGGCGACCGGCTGCAAAGATTGATGTTAAAATACAGAAATCTCTTGACAGTGGCTCGTCTTCTGTCGCACCTGAACCATTCAGGGCAATTCCTGATGCAGTCAAAAAACCGGAAAATGCGGTAAGTGTTCCGTGAAAAATAAAATAGAATCGACGGCGTTTGTCGTATGGACCGCAATTGTATTTATTGCTGGATGGTTTTTGTGTGATTATTTCAGAAAAGAAGTTCCTCCAGTGACAATAAATCAAGGCGAAATAATTGATAACCATCCAAAAGTCGATGTTACCAAAATTGAAATTGACGAATTACGTAGGCTCGTTGATTGCTATGCGAACAGGGACGCCTATCTTAATTTATTTGTTGTCGATGGAAATATCATAAAAGCTGAAGCTGGCTTGTGTGATAGAAAATGGAGCCGGACGGCAACAGTTGAAACGAAATTGCAAAAAAATTATATGATCGCAAATGTTTCCTATCCGGTTGGCGCAATAGTATCGTATTATCGAAGGGTCGGGCCGGTTGCGCTTGGCGGTGGAGCTTCTTTTATCAATCTTTCTCCTGGGATTCATTTCGGCGCGATGTATGGATGGTAAAAATTTTCTTGACAAAAACGAATAGTAATGTTCATATATGCATACGTTTCCACGCTTGACGGGTTGTACGATCACCTTTTCTTCTGACGTAAGCGGCAACTCACCCCCTTGGGTTGCCGCTTTTATTTTTTAAAAAAATCATTGACAATCACATTATAATAGCTACAATGTCCAATAACAAGATTTTCTAAAAAGGTGTTTTTAAATTTTTTGTTCCAAAAAGAATTAAAAATCTAATAAAAGGAGAAAGATTGCAGTATGAAAAGATTTAACACTTGTCTCTTCGTTTTTCTGTTCATTGCGCTCTGCATGCTTTGCGTGTGGAGTCCGCCCGTTCAGTCGGCGGAAACCAAAATGAACGAAAATACCTTCGTCGCCGTTGCCCCGGCAACAAACTATACTTTCGAAAAATCCAGCAACCGGAAAATGCCGCTGGTAGGGGTGCGCGATTTGCGCGGCTCGAAAAGCACCAGTGAACAGAATTCCACTTTTATATTGATGGCTTGTACCATGTGTCAAACGGGATGCGCGGAAAGCGCGAATATTATTAAACCTGTGGCCCATACAATCGAGGATACCGAAAAGGCAATCGGATCGGGAGGCGAGCGTGTATACGCTCTTGGTAAAACC